AACTTATCATGTACCAAAGCCAAAAGTGTGGTATAAAACTAATGTATGTTTTATAATACTATTCATTTTGTTTTGGGGAGGGTTATTTACCTTCATATATTAAGATTTACCTTGACTTTATGTCAAGTGTGCGTAAAACTTAGGTACTGAAATGGAAACAAGTATACGACAACAGTAAATAGTGGTGATTACCATAATCCACAACGCACACAATTTAAATTATACAGAAGTTGAGATGAATTAATCTCATGTATAGTTTATATAAAAAATAGGCACTAACCAGCAAGCCACTAAGAATATTTCTTCAGTGATCTGACTTGTATAAGACTAAAGTCGTCTGCAGACGGTTAAACATTAGTGCGAACTACAACATACCCCAACGTGGGACTCGAGTGTGTTGTGGCCTATTTTTTTATTTTAACACAAATTATTCATTAAAAACATTAAACATTATGGCAACAGCCGAACAAAATACAAATTATATTATATTGTCTAACCAAATTGAAGAGCATTCAAAATTATTAGAAGAGATTGTAAGATTATTAAGTGATATGACTGATAATGTATCAGACAATAGAGCTATGATTGGTACAAATGCTGATCTAATTAAAAGAGTATGTGAGACATTAGATACAATAACAAAAGAAATCTATTAATTATGGAATTATATAATAAAGAGAAAGTATTAGAGATTTATAAGAACTTACAACATACTTATGATACTATGAAAGATAGTAAGGTAATGGTGCCTTCTAATCCAATGTTCAAACCATCAAGAGCATCAAAAGCATCAATCAAAAGAAAATTAGACGAGATAAAAAGAAAATACAAATTATAAACATTAAATAACATTATACATGAAGACAATAACAGTTAAGGTAAAAACAAAAGAATTAGAAGTTACAAACAAGGTAAAAACATACTATTATAAAGATTGTGATGGTAAAGAAGTATTAATTGGATCACAAATATCTATGGATAAATTTCATTTAGGTAAGACGGCAGATCAATGTCACATAGAAGTATATTCTAAATGGACTAAAGCTAGAAGATTCAAAACTAAACTTCATAAAGTTATAGTAGACAATGTTAAATTAGGAGGAATTCAGAGTCACATTAATAATATAATGACCAAAGTTAATGGTTATGCATATCAATATAGTATTAATAATGAATCTGGTCCTTTATGTCAATAATCATGATGGTAATATTTATTACAATAATTGTAGGTATTGCTATTGAAAACATAATAAAAGCATGGAAAAAATAAATGTATTAAATAGTTGTGCTCCAGAAGATTGTCAAACTGGAGACACTATACTATTAAGAGCAACAGTAGATCAAACAGGTGAAGGTATGTTTATGGAATTTGGTTCAATAGTGGTTAGGAAAAATCACTTGCGAGCTAGATTCAATAAACATAGAACCAATGGTTTTGTTCCTGGAATGCGTAGAGCATGGGAACCGTGTACAATGGAAGATATAAAAGATGAGTTTAATATAGATTTATTAGACTTAGAATCTGAAATTGATTCTGAAGGTAGAGAGTTTTACACATTAAATGTATTACATCCAATGTCATACAACTCACAAACAAGAGAGATGATGAAATTATGTGTACAAATAAATGAGACTACAAAGCCAACAGAAAACCAATCAAAGAATTGGAGAAAGAAAGCTAAAAAAGTCAATGATGAATACTTTAAACACGAAGGACAGCTTATCTTTGCCAACACATCTATTGTTTATGGGCTACCAAATCATGTATATCTGGAACACGATTTACCAGAGTATATAATTACTGATAGTAAAATAATTAATTCAAACCAGGAGTTTGATAACGTACCTGAATTGATGGAAGACACGGAAATGAAAGAATCCTTTTTAGATTAGATATGAAACAAATAGATGAAATGTTAAATAGATGGATACATAATACCATCGTAAGAGAAGCACTAAGAAAATTAATAATCGAGTATGCACAATCTGCCTTTCAAGAAGGACGAGGAGAAGATGGATTTGGTGATTACTCATAAAACAAATAATATGGGACATATGAAATGGATATACTCAATGATACAAGACGGTACTATTGATGTATATAGATTGCTGTACAATAATGCAGTGAAGTATAAATTAGAAGAGTTTATATTTGAGAGTAGAGTGCACAGTATATCATACGCACAAGGTGTTCTTGCTATTGCAGTGAAAGCTGAACAAGAATATGATAAATATATAGATGCATGTGCAGATGCAGAGTATGATGCTCAATTTTTAGAACAATGATATACTTTGTAGGACCTGATTCTATTTTACCATGTTGTGAAACAGCAACAATTAATGACGTGGTAGAATATTGTCAAACTAAAAAATATCTAGGTGTTGATACTGAAACTGAAGGATTTGATTTTACTTGTAAGAAAATGATTATGTTTCAGATAGGTGATACAACTAATCAATATGTAATTGACACTAGACATGTAAGTATTGAGCCATTAAGGTCCGTGCTCGAAAGTAAAGATATAGAAAAGATATTTCACAATGCTAAATTTGATTATAAGTTTATATTAAAATGGGCAGATATAAAATGTGAGCATGTATTTGATACATTTCTTACTGAGCTTGTATTAAACTGTGGTAAGAAAATAGGATTTGGACTAGCTGATGTAGTAAAAAGATACTTTGGAGATACATTAAACAAAGAGACTCGTAATTTATTTATTAAATTAGAGGGTAATCCTTTTACTCAAGATCAAATAGTTTATGGCGCTAAAGATGTAGAGTATTTATGTAGAATAAAATGGGAACAAAGACATAAATTAACTGAGTTACAATTAGGACCAGTTGCTAATCTTGAGAACCAGGCTGTGTTAGCATTTGCAGACATGGAGTATAATGGTTTAGATTTAGATATACAACAATGGAAATCTTTAGAAGGAGCAAATACTACTAGAGCTGATGCATTGCTTATAAATCTAGACGAGACATTAACTGAAGATAGTAAATTAGAAAAATTTGTGTCTAGATATATACAGAGTGATATGTTTACACCAATAGAAGAGTTAAGAAAAGTTGATGTTAAATGGACATCGCCTAAACAGGTGCTTGAAGTATTTCAGTGTCTTATACCTAGTCTAGAGAATGTGAATGGTAAAGAAATGTATAAACATAGATATAGACATGAAATTATTAATACTTATGTTCAATATAAAGAAGCTATGAAGTTGTGCACATCTTATGGTGAGGCATTTCTTAAGAATCTTAAAGGGGACAATAGGATACATACAAGTTTTCACCAAATTCTAGATACAGGTAGAGTTAGCTCATCTAAACCTAACATGCAGCAGATTCCAGCTGATAACAGCTTTAGGAATTGTTTTACTGCACCAGACGGATGGAGTTTTGTAAGTGCTGATTACAGTTCGCAAGAATTAAATGTAATTGCCTTTGGATCTAAAGACCCTGTGTGGTTGAAAGCCTTAGAAGAAGGACAGGATTTACACTCTACTTGTGCAGAATTGGTGTATGACAAACAGTGGTTAGACGCAGCTGAAGATAATTGTGCATATTATTATAATAATGCTAAACAAAAATGTAATTGTAAAGAACATAAAAAACTTAGAACAAATGTCAAAACTATTAATTTCGGGCTTGCTTATGGGATGGGCCCTAATAAGCTTTCTGATACTCTTAATATCAGTGTGGAAGGAGCTAAAGAACTCATCGAAAAATACTTCCAAACCTTCCCATCAATCAAAGGATTCTTAGAGAAACTAGGTAACTATGGTAAGAAGTATGGATATATAAAAACATTTCCTCCTTACAATAGAAAGAGATGGTTTACTACTTGGCACCCTAGAATACATCAAAGTAAATCTTCTTCATTTGAACTTGGAAGCATTGAACGTGCTAGTAAGAACACACCTATACAAGGCGCATCTGCAGACATGACAAAGCTTGCTTTAGTAAGAATTAGAGAATATATTAATGAAATACTACATTGGAAAGATGAATGCCCTATTAAAGTAGTAATGACTGTACATGACCAGATCGACACAATATGTAGAGATGATTATTTAGATACTTGGAAAAAAGACATTGTTATGTTAATGGAGTGGGCAGCTAAAGATATAGTAACAAATGGCTTGTTAAAGGCTGAAGTCACAGTGAGTGATTGTTGGGAGAAATAAGCCAAAAATGTCCAGTTTTTTAACGAATAAACTGGACAAATGTGTACCAATTATGTACCAACAGAAGTGTAACTTATATGAAACAAAACAAGGTAAAATGTAACTTAGATGAAACATTAACAAACTAAAACAATAGATATGAAAAAGATATGGGATACGGTAGTACCACATGATGTAACAAAAAAGTTATGGTAATAAATAAAACAATAGATATGAAAACAGAACTAGTTAAACATTTTGTAATGGAATGCAAACAAGAACAAGAATGGAAAAAAAGATTCAAAGCTAATCATATTGAGTTTGATAATTATTTCAAATACAGTGGGCAAGTAGAACGAGAAAGACAAATTTATATGAATACAAACTTATGGAATTATGAAAACAAAACAGAGAGAGAAGCAGCAAAAATTAGCTGTGAACTCGTGGGCCAAGAGTAATTTTACAGGTACTATAATAGCAGGTACAGGATTTGGTAAGTCTAGATGCTGTGTCCTTGCTGTTGGAGAAACATTACGTAGAATCGTTGAAGATGGTGAATATAAGGGCTTAGTATTAGTACCAACTGTACAATTACAGGACCAATTTAGAAAAGAGTTTATTAAATGGGGGTATGAAGATGTATTAGATGATGTAAATTTTATGTGCTATCAAAGTGCATATAAGTTAGTAGGGCATCATTATGATATAGTTGTGTGTGACGAAATACATTTAGGGTTAGCACCAGAATATAGAAAATTCTTTGAGAACAATTTATGGGACAGACTATTGTGTGTAACGGCTACTATACCAGAAGAAGAAGAGTATGAGCACTATTTAAGATCTCTTGCACCTACAGTGTATGAGATTGATTTAGAAACTTGTATTAAATTAGGATTTGTAAGCCCTTATAATATCTCTTGTATTTCTGTTAAGTTAACACCAATAGAGCAGAAAGAGTATAATAAAGCTAATCAATCCTTTGTTCACTATAAGTATAATCTTGGACAGTTTGATGCATTTAATGAGGCTAAAAGAATAATGGCTAATAAAAATGCATATGCAGAAGAGAAGAAAAATGCTATTATGTTTTACAGAGCTATTAAAAACAGAAAATCTGTAGTAGACAATGCATCTAATAAGATAACAGTCTTACAAAAGATAGTATTAAATAATTTAGATAAAAAAATACTAACTTTTGTAGGTTCTAATGAGTTCACTAATAATATGTGTGAGGCTGTTTCTCCTTTAGCTGTTACATATCATTCTAAGATGACTAAAAAACAACGAAACCTTAGTTTAGAATTATTTAATAATGATACTAAAAATGTACTGTGTTCAACTAAAGCTTTGAATCAAGGATTTGATATTCAAGGTGCAGAGCTAGGTATAATATGCGGATTAACTAGTAAATCTTTAACTATGATACAAAGAATTGGTAGACTGCTAAGATACAAAGAGAACAAAATAGGAAAAATTGTTATAGTCTATGTAGCTGATAGTCAAGAAGATAAATGGTTGAAGAATGCAATCAAGAGTTTTAACAACGTCAAGTATATTGACGATATAAAAAAATTATAAATAATGTATAATCTTATTGATATTTTTTGTATATTTGCATATATATAAATATCAACGGTATAAAAAAAATTGTTATGAATATAGAAATAAACACAGATTTTCTTACAGCATATGGAATTAGCGCAGATGATTATTTGTACCTCTATATTGTACAAAGAAACGGACACAAATACTTGCAAACCCTTACTTTAAACCCTGATATAGACTCGATGATAAACAAAGGTTATCTTAGGCTTAGTGAAGATAAACATTTAATTACAGAAGCTTTCAAATTGTTAGTTACTAGTAATTATGATGATATGTTCGCTGAGCTTATAGATGCCTATCCTATGAAGGTACAATCACCTGGTAGAGGTGTAAGGATACTCCACGCTAAAGATCCTAAAGCACGAGCTAATGAAAAAGCTAAGAAAAGATATAAACAAATAGTCAAAGCCAACAAGAATACGCATGATCATATTATAAAGTGTCTTAATATACAGTTAGATGTAGATAAAGACAATTTAGGATATTTGCAAAATCTTGAAACTTGGTTAAATAATCACACTTGGGAAAAATACGAAGATATAAATGAAAACAAATCAGAAGACTCCCAAAGAATTACAAGACAACTCTGATGTATTCAGCAAAAGAGGATTTCAAACTATAGATAAGGCTGTAAGACAGTCTATAAAGATAGTAAAAGATGCTAAACGTGGTATACGTAGTGTATACCCGACTGCTTGGCCGCGTCTAAATAGAAATCTTCTTGGCGGATTACAGAAAGGGAAAATGTATGTAATTGCTGGCCGACCTGGCGTAGGTAAGTCAGCCTTTAGTAATCAATTAATATTTGATGTGCTTGATACTAATCAACATAAAAATGTTATTGTATTATACTGGAGCTTTGAAATGCCAGGCTATCAACAAATTATGAGAACTGTGTCTAACAAAGTAAATAAAAACGTAGCAGATTTATTATCTGTAGACGACACTTTAGATGACACTAGTTTACAAAATTATGTAGATAAAGCAGAGGTATACAGTAAGTACCCTATATACTTTCATAATGTTCCAAAAGATATGGAATTTATTAAGAAAGTAAATATAGATGTATTTAATGATTACCCTGATGCAACAGTAATAAATTTATATGACCATTCTAGATTAATAGCCGGTGAATCTGATTCAGAACTGCAACGTTTAAATAATGTTTCTAAAACAGCTATGTGGTTACAATCTAAAATGGGGGTAATAAATATATTATTGTCACAATTAAATAGAAACATAGAACAAGAGTATAGAGCTAAAAATCAATACCAACCAATGTTAACAGATTTGTTTGGTGGTGATAGTATAGGTCAAGATGCTCATGTTGTTATGATTCTTAACAGGCCTTATGATTTATATGGTATAACAGAATCTTATTGTGATGAAGCACCACAAGGATTATTAGCCTGTCATGTAGAAAAGAATAGAGATGGTATGCTTGGTATGATTCCATACGAAGCAGACTTATCAACATTCACAATTTATGAACGTAAAAAATTATAATTATGGAAATTGTAGCAATTATACTTGCACTAGGCGCATCGTTTGCGCTAGGCATGTATGTAATAACACAAATAGAGAAAGATATAGATAAGAGAACAGGATCTGACTATGATGTTGAACCTGAATTTGCTAAAAGGAAAGGTTTTAAGTGTACTCAAAACGAAAAATTAATTAATAACATGAATAAAATTAAAACTAATGGAACTACCGACAACGAAGGTAAAGGCTAGCCGCAAATCGCCTAAAAGAATGGTTATTTATGGTCCTCCAAAAATTGGAAAGACTACAGTATTAAGCCAATTAGATAATTGCCTTATTATTGATCTAGAAGATGGTTCAGATATGATTGATGCTTTAAAGATTAAAGCAAACAATTTTAAAGAATTGTCTGAAATTGGACAACAGATAATAAAAAATGATAAGCCATATAAATACATAGCTATTGACACAATAACCAAACTAGAAGAATGGTGTGAGCTTGAAGGTAAGAAGATATACCAATCAGTTCCTCAAGGTAAAAACTTTGATAAGAAAAACGAAGGGTTGTCTGTACTATCATTACCAAATGGTGGTGGGTATTTATATCTAAGAATGGCATATAAAAAATGGATTGAAAAGTTAAATAAACTAGCAGATCATATTATACTAGTAGGACATTTGAAAGATAAAATGATTGAAAAGAAGGGCAAAGAGGTAAGCTCTAAAGATCTTGATTTAACTGGTAAGATAAAACAAATTACATGTACAAATGCTGATGCTATTGGCTATATTTACAGAGAAAATGGAGAAACTATGATTTCATTTAATGCTGGAGATGATATAGCAGCAGGTAGTAGATGTGATCACTTAAAAGGGCAAGAGATGCCACTAGACTGGAATAAAATATATATAGACTAAAATGAATAGTAACTTAGAAACAAAAAAAATGATTGAAACAAATGTACCAACTGAAGGCACGGTTGTAAAACAAGAAACGCCAACAAGAATGACTACTACTATGATCTTAAATGATTTAGAGAATGGAATTGGTAGAGATGGAATTAAAGAGAAGTATAATCTAGAAGCATGGATGGTTGTAGAATTATTTAAACATCCTACATTAAAAGGTAAGAAAGTTAAGAAAAAAAGAGCTCTTCCTTTTGAGTTTATAGATGATACAGTAGAAGCAATAGATCCTAATCAAACTACTATTGAGCAAATTATCGAAGAGGAAGAATTGGAAACTCCAACTGTTGAAGATACTATGAAACTAGTAGAAGATCAACAAGCTGAAGAGTTTGGATCAGATTATGATGAAGACGAATTTTAAATTAATAAATAAAACTAAATAATTATGGCAATTGAAAGCAATGCAAGTACGGAAGAAGTAATGACTGGAGGTATGACTTTATACTCTGGGTTATCAAATTTTACAGTGATAGCTATTAACCCTAATCTAGAAAAATTACATGGGTTAGGAATAATGCTAAAAACAGAACCTGAGTATACAATCGACCTTAACGGTGAGGAAAGATTCAAAATTACATTTTGGTTAAAGAATGAAGATACTACTATTAGAATGGAAGTGTTAGCAAGCGACAACTACAGACAATCTAAGACTGGTAAATATTTATGGATGAATTCTATTGGGCAAGAAACTTGGTCTGAAGAAGCACCTACATATGAATGGTGGAAATCAGAAGGCCAACGTAAATCTTATATTGGTGAAGACACTCTTATAAAATTTGTTAAATCATGGGCTAATGTAGCTTCAGGTGGGAAAGTATCCTTTGAAACTATTGAGGATATATGTGGTGGTAGTGCTTTAGGTGAACTCCAGGATTTAGCAACAGCTCTTAAACAAAATGAAGTTAGATGTTTAGTTGGTGTTAACAATGGTAAATATCAAAAAGTTTATACTAGAGTATTTGGTAGAGTAAAACCACAAAGAGATGATTTCTTTGTTAAAGAATTAAATACTGAATATGGTGAGTTTAAGGCTGATTACGATATGACTCTTGCTTGGGGACCATTTATTCCAACTATAGAGCCTATTACTGCAGATGTAGAAGCAGTAAGTGAATCAGACGACTGGGTTTAATGCCTATAGATAGTAGAAATAGTAAAGACCATTTATCAAAAGATGTCATACTTAGTAGAATTACTGAGTATGACATTTTTAGATATTATTGTCCAAGTTTTAAAGAGCTTAACAGTAAATTTTGTAGTGAGTTACGTAAAGATCAAACTCCTACTGTTTCTATTATTAAATGGAATAATAAATTGCTCTATAAAGACTTTGGATTTAGTGAGCACACTTTTGATTGTTTTTCTTATGTTCAATATGTTTATACTCTTACATTTTTTGATTGTCTTAGAATTATAGATAACGATTTTAATTTAAATTTAGCACATCAACAAGATGTTATAAATTTTACTAAAGGATGTTTAGGATACAGGCATAATAAGGTAATAGAAGACAAAAAAGTTATAATTATTAAAAAGAAAAAAAGAAATTGGACTCTAGAAGATAAAAACTTTTGGTCTAAGTACTCTATTACTAAAAAAACTTTATGTATATTTGCCGTTGAGCCGCTTGATTACTATTGGGTTAACTATGATAGATTTAAATGTAACCCAATAACTTATGCTTATAAGATAGGGAATAAATATAAAATATATTCTCCTTACAGTGACGTTAAATGGACAAGTAATACAACAAAAAAACATGTCCAAGGCTATGAACAGCTCCCAGATGCATGGGGATTATTAATAATAACCTCCTCATTAAAAGACATTATGTGTCTATATGAAATGGGATACTATGCTATTGCTCTTCAAAGTGAAATGCAATTACCTAGTGAAAAGTTGATAGAAGAATTAAATGAAAGATTTGAACAAATAATGATTTTGTATGACAATGATTTAAAAGAACCTAATCCGGGACAAGTAATGTCCTCTAAAATATGTAATACATATGGATTTAAGAATTTATGCATACCAGATGAATATAAATGTAAAGATATTTCAGATTTGATTAAAGAACGTGGTATAGAGATGGCTTCTAACTTAATTAAAATATTAATAAATGAAGAAGTATCCAAAAAGAAGAACAAAAGTAAAGAATGCAGTTAAAAATATATATAAAGGCATTCAATTTCAATCCAAATTAGAATTATCTTGTTATAAAGAACTAGAAGCAAATCAAATAGAAGTAGAATATGAGAAACACACATATACAGTATTTGATGGTATAGTTTACCCGCAAGCATGCTACGAAGGAACAGCAAAGAAATTATATAATAAAGGTAGTAAGATTAGACCAATCACTTATACACCTGACTTTGTAGATCCTAATGGTAAATGGATTATTGAAACAAAAGGCTATGCAAATGAGTCTTTCCCACTAAGGTGGAAATTATTCAAAAAACACCTTAAAGATAACAACAAACAATATGTGCTTTTTATGCCTCGGAATAAGAAACAGGTAATAGAAGTCGTAGAACTGATCAAACAATTATAACAAAGGGCCCTTAACAGGGCTCTTTTTCATTAACCAATTAAAATTAAAATTATGGCAGAAAATGCAAAAGAATTTTTACACTCTGATGAAATGAGTGAATGGGATACAGTATTTGACCCAGGAGGTAAACAAGAATACACAGAAGAACAATTAATACGCTTTGCAGAGATATGGGCAAAGTTGAAAGTTGATCAACTACACCAAATCCATTTGGAGAACTAATGGGAAGTCTAGTAAGCCCATGCTGTGGGGATGAATACACAGATAATGAAGACGGGCGTAGTTACTGCTGCGACGCACCAATAATGAATGGTATATGTCAAAATAAAGACTGTTTAGATCATGCAGAACCTGCAGAAGGATTTGTATGTGAAAAGTGTGAAGAGTTCTTTGAAGAACCTGAAGTAGATTATGAGTACGCAGCAAAGATGCATGATTCTTATCTAGAAGATCGTATGGACGAAGAAAGATTAGGATTATGAACACTCCAAAATATAAAAAATGGGTTAAAAACCTAAAAGAGGGAGATATTGTTATGTACCTGGATGGTAAATGGAGTGAACCTGTAATGTTTCTTTCGTTTAATGGAGATAGTTCTTCTTCTGGGTACAGGGCGCAACACGTATACATACCTAGTTGGAATATTGATTCCTGGAATTCTTCAACGAAAGATAATCCACAAGAACATGTTGATGAACAATGGAACTCAACACTTACTGAGCTTGAAAAACAAGGACTTAAGTCTAGAAGTTTTACAATATGTTCAGTAAATGCAAGAGCAGAAGAACGATATCTGCCATACCCAATAGAATTCTTAACTAAAAATCAACTAAAATTTATAAAAATAATAAACAAATTAAAAGGATATGAGTATTAAATCGATCAACAAACCAATGCAAGGAGACGCCGGCATTGCTAAAAAGATTAACAAAGGCGCTGAGAAGATGGTATTTGACATTCTTCAATCTACACAATATTCTATGCCAGTTCAGTCTACAGTTAGAGAGTTAGTTACAAATGCATGTGACTCTCAACGTGAAAAAGAAATAGCTATAGAAATATTAATGGGTACAAAGAAAGTTGAAGACTATTATATTGAAAGGCATGGTGATGCTTATGAAGATAGTAATTTTGATAAAAGTTATTACAATAGAGATCATTTTAATGTACATTCTGAAATAGATTTAGTATATACTAAAAATGAAGGTGTGGGTTACTGTGATACATTTGCAGTCACTGATTATGGTGTAGGTATTGGAGCAAGACGTTTAGAAGGTATATTGGAACTAGGTTATTCTACGAAAAGAAATACTAGTGAAAATTTTGGTGCCTTTGGCCTTGGAGCTAAGGCTGCGCTATCAACCGGCGTAGACTTCTATACTATAGAGACTGTATATAATGGTATGAGATTTAAATGTAATTGCTTTAACTATAAAACTGATTTTATTATACCTGCATTTAATGTAAAGACAGGTAAAACTAATCCTTTTGTTACATTTACTGATGGCACTAAAGTATATTATGTACCTACTGAAGCTACTAATCAGACTACGGTATCGTTTGGAGTTAAGAAACACAATCGTAGTAAGTTTGAAGAGGCTGTAGAAGAACAATTAATGTACTTTGATAATGTTAACTTTAAGGTTCTAGATACAGATGAAGATTCTTATGAGTCAGAAAGGAAAGTTAGGTTTCAAGCTGAGATATTGTATAATTCTAAGAATCTAATAATATCTGATTCTTACTATTTTAATAAACCACACATTGTGCTTGTTAAAGATGAGAACGCTACTACAGGTATTAACTACGGTTATATTGACTTTCGTGAATTAGAAATGGAACAGATGTATGGTTCTATTGCGTTCAAATGTCCTGCTCGTCAAGTTGTTGTTGATGAACGTGGCGTAGAGACTGTTTTACAAGAAGGTGTAGATGTTACTCCATCTCGTGAGAAAGTTATATGGAATGAGGCTACTAAAAACTACATTAAAAGTGTAATTATGGCTGCAGCTCAAGAAGCTAGTGATATTATAGAAGAAGAATTACAAGAAACTGACTTTCTTAAGTGGGTTGATGCTTGTAGATCTATTATTACTGGTAACAGTAGTGAGAATAGAATTCTTAATAAACTAGCACGTATAATAGATACTGAGGCAATAAAACCTAAGTTTGGACCTGATCGTAGAATTAAATATGGTCCTGCTAATACGCTATTTGAAGGCATGATTCTTATGAAGCCTTACCAAGATAGAGGAGGTGATGGTGTAAAACGTGAAGCAATTAAAGACTGGAATGGATTTGATGCTAAACATTTTTATGAGAGAGAAGATAAATGGTCTAAGTATAAGGATATGTATCTTATGGACGATCCAGATAACAACTATAACCAACATCATGTTTGTACTTATACTTTAGATGATTTAGACGAAAAATTTAATAGTGCTCTTGTAAAAGCTGCAGGTAATCCTGATGCTATTCAAAAAGTTATGAAAGAAAAGAATAGAGTTACATCTAAACGTACTGCTATCCTTAAATTTATTGAAGCATCGGAGTGGTATAAAAACTATGATGATACTGAAATCCCTGAAGAGTGGTTAACAAGCTATAAGGAAGAGGAGTCTCAAGAAGAAGAAAAAGCGAAGTTTAATAATTTATCAGCTGCAGAACGCCGGGAGATAGAAAAGCGTATGGTCGCTTACACTGTTAGATACGATGATAGAAAACAGGATCATTTTACTATGGATAAGATAGAGCCTAAAACTATAGATCTTATGAATAGTAAATATCGTACTTATTATTGTACTAGAGCAGATGAAGGTAAAATGAAACAAGCTGCTATGCTTCTTAAGAATATTCAACCTAGTCATCGTGAAGTATATCCAGATACTAATTTAAGTAGTTGGGATAAAGATTATCACTGGCCTATTTTCTGGTTTGATAATGCCCCTGTTAGATTTATGAAATACAACAGCGATGAATATGAAACTTGGGCTAAGCCTACTCAAGGATGGGATGCACCTCAACTTATACGTGTTAGTGAAAACAAGGTTAAGTTTATTAAACAAAACCCTAATGTACAACACATTGATCAACTATTTTTACAAACTAACGATAATAACGAATACATTATGGATGAAACATTAGTAAACTATTACACAGCATCTAAACTTAATAAAATAAATAACTTTAAATTTATGCAAGGTTTAGGCTGTATACACGAGGAATTACAAAAAGATTATTGTGAACTGCAAGATATGAGAGATAATAATTATTCTGAGTATGACTATAGAGATGTGAAAAGTATAGCACCAGCTATAACTGATCACATGGATAAACTATATGAGTTCCAAATGTTTTGTAATGAATGCGATGATGCAGAAATGATACAAGATAAGTCAAGAGAATTATTTGTATTATCTGATATAAGTGCCGCACGAGCTGTAAATTTAGATATATTAGCTAAATATGATAATATAGTTGAGTTTGCAGAAGAAGTAAAACCGCTCCTGGATGAGCTAGATTGTCTTAACACAAGAGAGTGCAAAATGTCACCTACTTTAGAAAAAGAAATCAGAATCTACCTACGAGCTAAAGCCCGTGAAGTTTGGGACTCATAACTAAGGATACTAGAAAGACGTTTATAATACGTCCTTCTGGTAGATCCACGGATTTTATAAGTCCTAGTTTTGGCTACGGATGCTTGTATGATTGTTCATATTGTTATATGAAACGACATAAAGCAGAGGGATTGTCTATTGCTGTGAATGCGGGTGATATATTAACTGCGGTTAATAATCATGCGTATTTCACACCAGTGGAAAAACCTAATCAAACACATCCTGAATTCACAACATATGACATCAGTTGTAATGAAGATTTTTCACTACATGCTAAATACCATGATTGGGAACGAATATTTGAATTCTTTAGAGAGCACCCAATAGCTATGGGTTCTTTTGCAACTAAATATGTAAATAAAAATCTACTTAAATTTAACCCTGAAGGTAAAATAAGAATTAGATTTAGTCTAATGCCTCAAAATAAAGCAACTCTACACGAGCCTAATACTTCTATTATAATAGATAGAATACAGGCTATAGATAGATTTATAGATGCAGGATATGACGTGCACGTAAATTTTAGTCCTATCATTGTATACGATGGGTGGCTAGATGATTACACTTACTTATTTGAATTACTAAATGTTTATGTAAGAAACCAAGAGACAGTGTTTGCAGAATGTATATTTTTAACGCACAATTTTAAAAAACATACAGATAATATGAATGCTCACCCAAAAAGTGAAGAAGATCTTTGGATGCCTGCAATGCAGGAACCAAAAACTTCACAGTATGGGGGAGAAAATATTAGATATAAACTAGGACATAAGTCTGAGTTTATTAAACGATTTATAAATTTACACAATTCCAAAATACCGTGGAATAAAATACGGTATATTTTTTAACCAATTAAATATTTATTTATGATTACATTAAATGTAATAGACGACAAAATCTGTGGGAGCTATGGAGACAAAGCTTTTACAGTTGATTATAGTGATGAGCTATATGAAAGAATGAAACAACTTGACCATAAAGCTCAAGGTGTAACTACAGTAGAAGAATACAATGAAGTAATGGAAGAGTTTGCTCCGTTATGTGTTGTAGATTATACTAAAACTATTGAAACACAATGTGAATTTATTCATGTTAACAAATCAACAGGAGAATTCTTCCTTAAGCACGACAGCGTGGTATCTACGATACCTATGCCTCAAGCTTTAGTGGATAGAATATTTGATTCTATTGATAAAGAGGTAGATTTTATGCCCTTAGTTAAGATGTGGACTAGATGGTTACGTAACCCAATCTTGTGGAGAAAGATGAAACAAGGTCACGGAAACGATTTCTGTGAGAGATTCTTTAATTTTGTGAATATGCAATATGTTCACCCTAAACTGAAAGAAGATCTTATGGAGCAAGGTCTTACTACTGAAGCAGCTTCTAAAAGAGCAACAATGTACCAAATGAAAATCACCCATGAGGGATTACTCAACGGTTACAAAGTCTCTAGAGAAGTGCTTCATAAGTATGACCAAGAAACTGGTGAATCAGAGAGCCGCTATAAACGCACGTTCAATATTGACACCGGGGAAATAGAAGGCGATGGATTACCAGAGCATGTAGAAGACAGATTATTTGAACCATCTATGATGGGCTCAAGTGGAGACGCATTCTTTTGTGAAGGCGCTAATGGCTTTGGCAATCCTCAGCATTTTATTAAAGTTGGATGTACACATAGACTAGCATCATGGGACCAAGTTAACGTTGACGATAGACAGTCATGTGTTAAAGGTCTTCATATTGGTGGTCTAATGTACATAAATTGCTACAGTGGAGAAATTCACAATATCTTTGTAGATCCTATGCACATCGGAGCAGTACCAGATGATAATACAGGAGCTATTAGATGTAAGCAATATTTTGTTCATTCATCCCTAGTAGGTGTGAATGGTTCAATTTATCACAGTTCTAGTTATGCAGCTATGACAGATGCAGAGTGGGATGATATGAGAGCAAAAGCGGTTGAAGAGAGATCTGAACGCAAAGCTCAGTGTGACAAGGAAGTTGCGGAGATAAACTCACTGTAACTGTGTTTAATTGGTAATATATGAGGAGAGAGGTATGGAAGAGATCCTACTAAGACAACGTCACCTCACTCCTTTATATTATATAAAACTTATAAAATGGAAAATAAAATAGCGTTAATAGACGCAGATAGTCTTATCTATTTTGAAATGGGAAAGCCTACACTAGAAGAAGCATTAGAAGGAATAGATTCTCGCATTAATCAAATGTTAATAGAAACAGGAGCTACACATTATGCAGGTTTTCTTACACAAGGCAGATGTTTTAGATATGCAGCAGCTATAAGTAGGCCTTATAAAGGTAATAGAAAATATGGTAATAAACCTATTATATTTCCTGCAATTAAGGAATATTTAAGACAAGAATGGAATTGTATTTCTATTTCTGCATTAGAAGCAGATGATTTAGTTTCTATATATCATAGTCCTTATACAGTAATATGTAGTCCAGATAAAGATGTTCTATATCAAAATGCTGGAATACATTATAACTATGGTAAAGCAGAGACTATAGTGCAAGATACTAAAGGAGCAACATACTTTTTATGGAAACAAATGTTAATGGGAGACTCTACAGATGGTATAACAGGTATACCAAAAGTAGGTCCAAAAAGTGCAGAAGCAGCATTAAAAGACGTAAAAGTAGAAGATATGCCTGCTATTGTTTTAAATAAATATATAGAAAAGTTTGGTATGTCAGAAGGAATTAGTAAATTTGCAGAGACACATAAGCTTGTTTATATGCTGCAAACCAAGGAAGATGTGATAAGAGAAACTGGATTAGACTTATCAGATCTTGTTTTTTATAAATATGAAAAAGAAGAGGAAGAACAAATCGTCTGAGTTTATACTCCCTATGTTAGGAGGTAGTAAGCAATTATTTCTATATGATGCTTTATTAGAAAATTGTTATATAGGAACTAGTGAAGATAAAAATTGTATAGTATTAGTGTATCAAGATAGTAATAGTAAACTATTTGCTAAGTTTGAAAACGCATTGATTAGCTTTAGAAATTTTCTAAAAGCATATGATCTTAAAGATTATATAGTTTTTATTTTCAGGGTTCCACCCTCACACAGAAAAGATTTTACACGGTTTTTAAAAGGACAATATTCAAGAATGTCTACAGATTATAAACTACAAGTATTAGATTTTCATGATCAAGACATAGAAGATAGATTAGGAGGTATACTGTTTAAAAGCGAAGAAAGAAGAGAAAGAATGGAATATGCATTAAATGCTAAAATAGATGAGTCTTCTGAGCTATACAGCATTCCAACATTAAAGGAAGAGATTTATAATATTAATAAAAAAAATATATACTATGAGCACAATTTTAAAGAATCAACTTAAAGGTTGGTATCCAGTTTTAGAAAAAACTTTACAATCAGATTATTTTAAGGGCGTTAAAAGTGCCATTAAAAAAGATTTAAAAAGAGAAGAAGTATACCCAAAAGGATCTGATATTATGAAAGCTTTTTCATTATGTCCTATAGAAAAAACCAAAATAGTGATATTAGGTCAAGATCCATATCATGATGGGACAGCAACAGGATTAGCTTTTGCAAATCCAACACACTGTGACGTCATAAGTCCTAGTTTAGAGATTATAATAGAAGAGATTGAAACTAATGTGGGTTTAATAGCATTACCTTTTAATCAAAATTTAGAGCATTGGGCAAAACAAGGTGTATTATTATTAAACACATCATTAACTGTTATTCACGCAGCTCCAGGATCGCATTTAGATTTATGGGAACAGTTTACAGAAAGATTTATATCAGATTTCTCTCAACTTAAACCTAATGTAATTTATATGTTATGGGGAGCACACGCTCAAAAATATGAAAAATATATACATAAAAATAACCATATACTAAAAGCAGAGCATCCTATTAAAGATTACTATGCGATCAAAGATAAAGATAAGAAATTTATAGGATGTAAGCATTTTAATATAGCTAATGATATGTTAAAGGAAGACGCAATTGAATGGAGATATACAAAGCAACAATTAGAATTCCTTAATGGAGACACAATAAAAAACAATTTTGACGAGATATGAAGAAAAAAGTAAAAATGTCTGTTCCAGAAGGATTAGAATTTGGTAAACCTTATACTATGACTTCTACACACGGTGAATATCACAACTATAATAAGAATGACCTTTATTGGGATACTGAACGAAATAAAGATCCTTGGAAAGTCCCTGCAGCAGCAGACTTTTCTTGGCATCTTGATAAAGTTACTGAGCAAATTACTAATTTATTAAAAGAAAAAAATAAAGCTTACGGAAACAGTGCTTTAAATCCTTTAAATATTTTTAGTAAATTAGATGCAGTAGAATCTTTATGTTGCAGATTAGATGATAAAATAGCTAGAATAAGTAATAAAGGAATAAATGATCAAACAGAAGACACTGTTGATGATTTGATTGGATATTTATTATTACTTAAAATGGCGATGGAGAAGAGATGACTGATAATATTGTAGTAATATGGCCATAAATTGGCTATTATAATGTGTGATTGCTTTGGTTAGCAAAAAGAAGGGGACTTAATTGTCCCCTTTTTTTTAATCTTTCTTTTTATGTTTTTTATTATATGCTTTCTTTTTATCTGATCTTCGTTTTTTAGCTAATTCTGCTTTATAATCCTTTGAATTCTTAGGAAGATGCACAGAAGAGTCTTCAATTAAAGCTGTAGGATAATACCCATCATCTATACGTGTACTAGAATGAAGTTTACTAGAAGACACACCCATTTCACAAGCTAATGGATTACCAGGTATACTTCCTGTTGCCTTGCAATCATTCTGAGTAACATACACATTACAACAATTAGCAGGCTGATAGGTTGCATGCCAAGGGTAACACATAGTAATTCCTGTTGGAGCTGATGGATTCCAATCTATACAGATTGATGGGAACTCATACATAGCAAAATTAGAATAAGTTGTAGATGATGGATTTCCTAACCAAGTTTCATTAATTGCATTTTCAAAAACATAATTTGATGCAGGATTGGCAGTATGTGCGCACTCAATTTTAATATACGCCCCACTAGAACTTCCATAAGATCCATTTATATGTCTAGAATAATCTATCACAGGGTAATCTCCAAGCAAATGAGTTGCATTTATAAGTTTAACAGTTATCCGTGGCTCCATAACCATTGGCCCTGAAGACTCTGATACCACCGGTATATTATTTATTCTAAAAAGATTAGCGTAATGCCATTTACCTAGAAACATAAAATCTGCATCCCACATAGTAATTGTGTATCCTTCTGATTCATCTAACCAATCGTTTTTAGTTATAGTTTGACCTTTAACGTCTTTTTTGTTTAAATAAAGAAATGCATGATGACTACCCATAACACTATCACCTTCTAAAGGGCTTTGTAGCACTCCTGCTGGTTGTGCTCCGGGCCCTCCACCACCAGAATATACAGTAGTTGTATCTAGAATAGGAGTACCATTACCAGGATGAACACCACTCCATCCACACAGAGATCCAGGTACTGAACCACACGTACCGTCTCTATAGTTATAATCAACACATTCAGGAGTCATGTCAGGACACGAAACCCCTCCATTTGTAAGTACAAAATCATCTATTGGCCCTATTACAACAGGCTTAACACATGTAAACTTTCTAACAGCTCTAACTCTTCTCGTAAAACATCTATAGCTAGAATCAAAATCCCAATTTGTAGTGTCAGACCTCATACTTATAGCGGCAGTTTCTGGTCCTTGAGGAAATGAAAGATTAAAATTTTGTATATTTGCTCCGTCAGTAGCGCTAGAAGTCCAATAATGTACAGGAGAAATACCATCAAGTCCTACTAAATCAAACTGAGCTGCATTGTATTGAGGGTTAGACGTTCCTTGCATAACACCTACAGTCCATTTCGCTACTAAAAATTCAGCAAAAGAAGGTAAAAACCAATCTGTTTTATTTCCACCTTGATAGTCTTTAGCTAATCTAAAAGCAACATTTCTTGAATTATTATTTGGAGAACAAGGTGTGTACGGCGCACATGCGCTATCTCCACCTGGATTGATTGAAAGGTCACTGCTGTACAGATTAGTGTCAGCAGTATACATAGTATTAGTATTATTCTGACCTTGTCCCCACCACATATTTGTACCTGAATTTAAGCCAGTAACACCAAGTAGCCCCCATTCAGAACCACCGGGATGGTAACTACATCCTTTTGTTTTTGGATGAAGAGCAGGATAGAATATTCCTAAATCTAATCCTAGTCTCCAATCTGGCTCATCAATACTAGATAAATCATGGCTTATTTCCCAATATTCATTTGCAGGAATCATTGATGGGCTTCCTGGTATTCCAAAAATAATACCACCTCCAGGACCTACATCACCTATCTTATAGCATAACGTATGAGTTGAAGGATTATATGCATTAGCAGCAGACGGTAAAGGAAAATTATCAGCATTATAAGGTGTTCCTTCTTTTGAGCTTCCTTTAGGTATTTGAAATTCTTTTATTTTAGTATCTTTATATTTTATTGCCATAATTTTATTTTATTAATCCATATCTATTCAACTCGTACTGTACTGACCAAAATGGTACATTTTTACTTAATTGTTTTAATCCTCTTATTTGTCCATCTCTAGTTCTTTCCCCTCCTATAATACCATTACCCATAACTTCCATAAAAGAAGCACTAAAATCATGAGCCATTTGTACGGTGGCAAAAGGCAGCTTAGCAGTACGTGCAATTTCTAAAGGATTATACCCTTGCATCATATCACTAGCTAAAAATTGTAATTTTTGACCATAAAACTCTTCTTCTTCCCCATCACCTTCAGCAACAGCTAAAGATAATTGCATAATAAATGTTAACATAGCAGCTTTAGTTAAAAAGTCAATAGCCCCTTCTTTATCTCTTGGGCTCAATTCGCTCCACGCAAATCTATCTCCAGTTTTACCTAAACTAATAATTCTTGCAAACATACCTAAAACAACATAAGCTCTACCTCTATGTACCGCGTTAGTCCATTCCATTGCAGGTAACTCTGAAGTAATTTGATTACCTGCAGCGTCTGTAGTAGTAATGGTTTGTAGATTTTCAGGTCTATTACCATTTTTATCTACTAATCCATTGTAAACCTCTGTATTACCGTCATGCCAATTCTCGTACCAACCTAAAGATTGACTGCTTTGTTTACCTTGCCAAGCACTAGCAAGTAAAGAAGGTAAATATTTTTTAAATTGTAAAAACCAAGACCCTAAAGCATGTGCCTCCATCATTGTTCGCTCATGTCTTCTGTATCCCCCGTGTAGTAATGTAGACACATTATACATTCTTTGGATTTCTTCTGTTGTTAAATCTGTAACAACTGTCTCTAATCCTCCTGCGTCTTTTTTAACAAATCTAGCATTATATTTTTTCTTTCCTGTGTTTTTATCTATTTTATATTCTAACCAATTTCCTTTGTTGTCATAATTATCCCAAATACTACTACCATCTGTATGCTTCATTTTTTTCATTTGAGCTGCTAAAAGTACTGCGTGTCCCCACTCTTCATGTATAGCGTGGAAAAAGAATAAATTACCATATCTAAATGCAGGGTTCTTTAAGGCTCTAAGATCAGACTTATCTATTGCATAATCATAATTATCTGGTAAATAGTTATATCTATTCATAAGATTATATAACTTGTTTTTATGCCTAGTACCTGTAATCTGAGATCCAAAATATTTACGGACTTCTCTCATTCCAAATCTTATATCACCCATACTAAAGTCTATAGCGCTTTCCGGCACACCTACTCTCTTGGCTATACTCCCTTTCATACCTGCAGCTAATGTATACATAGTAATAATAGCACCATTAAAAGTACCTCCACCAACTCTTAGCCATAAAGCTACTCCTGTTCTTAAATCTTTCATTGCCATCATGGCTTGATATAGATTTATCTTATATTTTTTAGGAATTCCATTCTCATCTACATTAAAAGGATTTTCCACAGTAAGATCTTGCGAAGCCCAATCAGCATCAATCATTTTACGATTAAGTATGTTAAGCATTATTTCTTTTTCCATAAATGCTTCAAATCTTTTAAAGTTTCTTCCTGCTTTAGTTCCTAATTTAGCTATCTTTCTAAATGAATACCAACCCTTTAATCCTTGAGCAAACGCCAATGCAGGGTCCATATTATTCTTTTTAAATAAAGAGTTCATAAATTCTAAATGCATTCTTTCTACATCAAAACTGTGCTCTCCACTACTAATTACTGAAGAATTACCTAAGAACTGTATAGGTATTAAATTACCAGCAGTTACATAATCTTCTTGATACACTTTTTCGTAGTAAAAAGATAAATTTCTTCTCTTCCAGTCTCTAAAACTATCTCTAGCTCGTTTACCAGTTTTTGATATAGTAGAATCGTTTTCATAACGTTCTAATATTTCAGCTCCACTAGCCGGTAACCTAGGTGCAAAATATTCTGTTAACTTCCCTTCTTTAGTAACATCAGTTCTATTTTTTAAATTTAACATAGTACCAACATCCTGTTTATATCCATATTTATCTACATAAGCTGTTTTAGTAGTTACTTTACTAAATTCTTCATTTTGCCTTTTATGCATATATAAGATAATATCATGCTGAGCTTGTGTAAGTTTTCCGTCTTTAAATTCTTTTTTAGCTTCTGCTACAGTTTTTGCATAGTATCCAGGACTATTCTGAATTCCAGAATCTCTATATACCCAATAAAAACTCCACATATCCCTCATATTTAAAAGATTAATTTGTCTAGCTGTAACCATAGCAACTGCACCTTTAACAGATCTACTTGCTACATACTCAGATCTTATGTTTTCTACATATTGTCTAAAAGCTGCTTGTTCATTAAATCTATCTTTCATAAAAGAGTCGTGGTGATCTCCCCACATCTTAGTATAAGTTTGTATTCTTTTAGAGCCTATATTCCAAAGCATACCAACCCATTGTTTAAATACTCCTAAATTTTCAGATCCATCTAAATCTCCTTTTGAGCTTTGTTGAGTTTTCATTAACTCATCTGTTAACTCTCTTAGATCTTTCTCATCTCTAGTGGGATTAGTAGATTCGTTCATACTTAGTCTATTACTAAGCAGCTCTGCTTGCATTTTATAATATTCTATTCTTTCTTTAATAGGCATAGCTGCACCTTTAATAAAGATATCTTTAGTTATATTTTCATCTTTAGCTAAATAATTTCTAAAATCTAATAACCCTTTAGTTTTAAGTTTATTATAAATATCAGAATTAGTTCTTTTGTAAAATTCTCCTATTATAGGTAAGAAGTCTTCTAAATTTACTTGCTCTGGTTCTTGTTTTAAATTACTTCTATCTAAATGATGAACAATTATTTTAGAAAATTTAGCTTTAGGAGAATGCTCTTTAATCATTATAGCACGCATAGTAAGCTCTAACTTAGCTCTGTTTAACTTAGTATTATAAATATCACTAGTAGCTCCATCTGCAAATGGCATATACTCTGCGTACGTATCAGAAGAGTAAAACCTACTACCAGATTTATAATCTACCATATGTAAAGTTCCATTAGGTTTTTGTACTAGAACGTCAATTTGAGTTGCTACTCCCATTATAGGACTATGTAGCATTAACTCTGCAGATATATTATCTGAATCTGTTATACCTAGCATTTTTATGTATATGTCTTTAACTTGCTCTAGCCAATTTACTTGGTATTGGTGTATTTCATCTTGATCTCCTTTAGCTTGCATTAATTCTTGTTGCTCAGCTCTCAGCTTTGCAATAGTTGCTTCAGTTTCTTTACCCTGATCAACCATTCTTTTTGCTAAATTTATTTGCATAATTTTATGAGCGACACTACCATAAGCTGATGCGGTAGCTGCATTCTTATTAAAATAAGACACTAACTCTGTGTATGTATATTCTACACCATTTAAAGTAACTTTATCTGTTTCTAAACTCTTTTTATAATTTTCAAAAATACTATTAGCTATAGATTCAGAATTAACTTTATCAGGATCATTACCAAAGTTTTTTTGAATATCATTAGTAAGTCTTTCATATTTTCCATCTCTTCCTGCATATGTTTTTTGATCTGGAGATAAATTTAACAATTCTTGTGCTGCAGTATCTTTAAGCTCTTTAATAATATCAACAGGACTACTCATTTTAGTTTGGTCAGTGCCGGACTCTTCTTCCATTTTCTGATACCTAGTAGTCATATTCTCTGTAGTAGAAATATTTTCTTTTGTAGACATATCAGCCATTATCTTTTGAATACTAATACCAGTACTTGACATAAAATCAGACTCAGACGTCATAATTTTAGATTCTCCATATGCCATATAGTATCCTAAAATATTTAAAGGAGTAGTTGCATTCAAATCTCCTGGTTTAATAATATAATCTTTATTCATAAATTGTTTCCACACCCTTTTAAGATATTTCATCAATTTTTCAATAACCTTAAACAAAACACTCCCAGTGTTAGTAATAGCTTTTCCAGCATATTTACCAATAGCTTCTACTATAGCTTCTTCTATTTGATCCTCCTCACTTAATTCTGGATATCTTCTTTTTACTCCATTTAAAATATTACCTTCTGATAATATAGCGTTTCTTAAATTAGTGTACAAAGGCTTATTACTTTTTCTTATAGAAGCTACCCATGGATGCGCTATCTCATGAAAAGGAGTATCTAATGTAGCATAAGCTAAATTAACAACAGCTATTCCGTCTTGGAACTTTCCTTTAAATAATAAATTTTTATCATTTTCAATTTTATATTCAATTCCAAATCTAGCTTGTAGCTTTTTTAGAATGTTTTCCATTATTTGTTTAGGAACTGTTTCTTGATCTTGTTCTTGAGCAAATTTATCTATTTTTTGTTGCTTTATATCTACAGTAGGAGTTTCATTAATATCCTCTATAGTTTCTGTAGTAGGCTCTACTAGATGCAAAGAAGCAGGCTGTCCTAAAATATAATCATATCTATTTTTACTTTTCTTTGTCGTTTTGTCAAGAAGATCATCTAGTTGTTTATTATATTTTTCTATAGTTTTATCAGTTTTAGAAGAATTGATTTTTTCTTCTAACTGTGCTATTTTTTTAACAGTGTCTTTACCCCAATTATCTACAATACCAAGAACGTTATACATAACAGCTCTTTTCCTTGTATGATCATCATAAGTTCTTAGAATCATATTACCTCCATCTTGCACTCCTCTTATTTTCTTATTATTTCTAGGGGTGTATATAATTTCTTGTTTAATCTCTCCTTCTTCAGTAAATAAATTTTCTATAGCTCTAGTTAAAACATCTTTTCTAAAATAGACACTATGATCATATGGTAAATCTCCTACAGTTTTATCTGATGTATATTTAGATGTACTAAACGCTTCTTGACCGTCTCCTACTTTTTGATAATATGCGTGACCACCTTCTTCTAATTCATCCATGTATACTCTTATATATACAGCACCATTTTTTTGGTTAGACATTAACAAAGGAGGGTTACTTCTTAAATCTTTAGATGTCTTTATATCATACAAAATTTGAGATTCTCCTAGAGACTCTACACCTCCAAAATCTACAATAGAACTTTTAGTTGTCTCTGTTCTAGCACTACTATCAATTTTATAATGTGATGGTAGTGTTTTATAGTTATTTAAAGCAAATTGTATTAAAAAATCAGTTCTAAGATTATTTAGTTGTGTAACTCCCTTGTCTGTATAAGCAAATTTTCTAGCTAGTGTGTTTATAGCGGTATCAACTTTACTTAAGTATGTTGGATTTAAAACCATAGTAATATTTGATGCTCCGAAAGCTAACCCCTCATTTAAAGTAGCATATTTAACAATATCTTCTTTTAAATTTGGACTTAACTTCTCAAATTGCTCATATATACCGTGGATTTCTTCAACATTTAATCCAGCTGCATTAGAATATTTCATATATCTTAATCCAGATTTACGCTTAACTATAAGTAAATTACTTAAAAACCCATTAGTATTTTTATCTTCATGATTTTTTATTTGATCAATAAGAGTTTCGTTAAATGCGTCAATACCACCTATAGTAACTTTTTTACTACCATATGATAAATACTCTGTAGTCTCTTGTTGATCTGTGTTATAATAAGAAGCAGCTAAATATTTTGTAAACTCGCCTCTTACATATTCTGACACACTATGAGGTGTTTCTCCAAATTCTACACTATACCCATTAATCATTTTGTTACTAAAATCTACTAGTTGAGGAGCATGTTTTGGAAGCATTGCACCTATAAGATCATGTAATACAGATACAGATTTAATAGCACTTCGTATGTGAGGATTTCTATTTAAAAATTGAGGTATAGTAAATTGTATACCCTCCCCTTTATTACTAATATATTCTGTAGTTTCTTCTGTTTCACCTGTAATTTGCTCCCATGCCTCTTTACTAGAAGCAATCTCATTAAATGTTCCAGGTAATTTTTTTAGTATGTTTAACTCCCTAGATATAGTATTTAAATTTTTAGCTGGTATAATTAAAGTATTAAATAGTCTTAATACTTGGTGTTGGAATATAAGCTCATTTTTAGTTAGATCAGAAAGTTCTTTTATTTTATTATTTTTCTTATCAAAAGATTTATTAAGTTTTGAGCTAGTAATTTTTACATCTTTATTTGATAAAGCTTCGTACTGAGCTTCTGTCATACCTTTTTCTAATAGCTCATTTTTTAAAGCGGATCTAGCAGATATCATAGCTTGATATTGACCTTTATTACTAGTACCTATTTGTCTTACAATAGGTTGAGACACAATATTAGTTGCTGTCTTTAAAGGAACTCCAAACCCAATCATTAAAGCTAACTCTGATCCTGTATTATTGTTTATATTAAGTATGTATAATATTTGTTCTTTTGCATTATCAATAGCTGCATTAATAAACATATCTAATGTTTGCCATATAGTATAGTCTGACTTAACTATCTTTCCAGAGCTATTTTTAGATATTTCATATCTATGGAATTGACCATAATCTACATCATCTATATTAAAAGAAATGTCATTACCATTAGAGTCGACTAGTTTAGGTGTTAAATTTGTAAATCTTTTTCTACCTTTATAATCTTTAGCCATTACCTGTTCTCCTGCACTAAACATATAAGCCATTGCTTTCATTAAATTAGCAAACTGACCAACAAGCTGTGCACCATCTTTATTACTTTGATGCATATGAGACTCATCTAAAGGTAACATTAAATTTTTAGTAGGTAGCAGTTCATTTACTTGTACACCTAACTTCTTTGCAAAATCAGAAAATACAGAATTTTCTTGACCATTTATTAAATCTAAACTAATAGGAGTCATCATTGACATTCTATTCTTATCAGCTTGAATAACATCTAAATAAATTTCTAATAATCTATTTTTCTTAGCAGCTAATTTAATTTCTTGTATTTTTTTAAGATTTCTATTTAGAGCTTTTATTTGATTCTTATCAAGAGTTTGATTTAAAAGATCTGCTGTGATTAAACCTTCAATATGCTCAGCTTGTTCAAAATTTAATTCTCTATCTATAGGGATTAAAATATTTGACGGATCTAAAGCATCAACTAATCCTTCAGCATTAGTAGCATATATATATCTACCATTCTTATCTTTATCCATCATTATAGCTCTTCTTATAATAAATAATGAATCGACATCAAAATCAGAACCATGTAAAGGAACAACTTCTTTAGGTGTTATTATTACATTAGTTTCAGATGAGTCATAAAAACCTACTACTCTTAAAGCTATAGCAGAATGAAGCTCTGTAGATGGTATACGGAACCCTAAGATATTGCCTTGGTCTGTTTTTTGATATACATCAGAACCTATAGGTATTTGCTCTCTATATATAGCAGGCATTATAACTTCTACGTAAGGTTTAGACCCTGTAATATGTTTAAGTTCTCTTTCTTTAGCGTTTAGCTGTCGCTTCATAGCGCTTAGCGTTACTCCCTCAGCTTCAGCTCTGTTTACTAAATCATCATAAGTTAATATTCCTTCAGTAGTTTGATATATATCTATACCATATGAAGATTGTAATACTAATTTAGAACCAGGTAATCTAAATGATACTGTAGATTTACTAAATTGTGATGATAAAGTAGATACTACTTTATTTACAAGTCCTGGAAAATTTAAATCTACTGCATTCTCAGTTACAAAAGTGTTTCCTTTTTGTGTTGTTACTTTAGCATTTAACATTTCAGCTTCTTTCTGCCCAGACTCCAAAGCCTTCATAGACGCTAATACTCTAGATCTAACTTTAGATCTTACAGATTCTTTATTCTTTACATCTCTGTACGTTTTAACTTGTCCTGAAGCATTTAGCAATCCAAGTTCTCCTAAAAAATTATGTAAACCCATCTCCATAATTTCAGAAGTTACTTTATAGTATTCTGCAGCTTCTGTTCTATTGTTACCGTTAGTATTTATAAGGTATGTGAGCTGAGACATATTAGCTACTAGAGCATTCACATCTGCTATTGGATCTAACTGAATTCTAAACCCTTTATTAGACAACTCTACAATAGAGTCTGTATGTATAATAGGGTTAAAATCTCTGGTAGATGTTTTTGTAACAACATTATTTCCGTTTACATTTACTATTGTTTTATACCCATGTTTAGATAATACTAAAGGTTGGCCGTTTTTAAAACCACTTGCAAAAACAGTTTCGTCTACCTCATTCTTTCTCATTTCTTCTAAAACCTTTTTAAGCTTAGGTTGTTTAGATATTAACTCATCACTTAAAACTATACTAGAATACTTCATAGTTCTTAGTATGCCGTTATTGTCTACTTTTGCATACACACCCTTCATTACCTTTCCTAAATTAAGTCCAGGGAATCCTCTCATTATGTCGGCAGCTCTCTCTGGAGTCATCAATCCTTGTGCATCAGCTAAATCAAATGTAATGCCATGTATATTTTTAAGATCGTCTTGTAGTTTATTATATTCTCTTTGAGTTAAATAATCAAATGCACTGCCTTTAGGATCTTCCATTACAGCAACTTTAAACTTTTCCTTCATACCAAAGTTCTGATTGATAGTCCCTGCAGTACCTGGTGCAAACACAATAGACATTCTTTTAATTAGATCATACTCATTTTTAAATGCCCCTTGATCTCCTACTACTAATTGATTTAAAAAGAAACTGTTAACTGCATAATTCTGAACAAAAGTACTAACTAAAGCACTTAGTGCCATTTCAGATGTAACCTCTTGTTGTGCGTCCATGTCTTTTCCTGTAACACCTTCAGCCATAGCAAGTCCTATATCTAAACCTAAAGGAGCTAAAACATTTTTATCTGTTAGTTTCTTAGCAATGCTAATTAAATTTTGAGGAAGTTTTATATTATTCTCTGTTATATAATTTAATGTCTCAAGAGTATGTTCATTTATAGCTTTTAAAATATCTTTTGTTCTTTGAGATGATGATTTACCATTATTAAGTATGTCTTCAAACATAATAGCATGTGAAGCATTATGCTTACCAACTAAAAATCCTTCTTCATTTCTAACTCTCTGTTCAGAAGATGTGTGTATTTTTTTAGTAGACTTACTTTTAGCGTCATGCTGATTAACAATTGCAGCAACAGCATCTCTAACTTGTTCTTTACTAAGAACTCTTACAGTAGCACCTACTGGACTAGGTTTATCAGATATAGTATATAACTGTTGATCGTAAGATATAAAGTTAGATCCTGTACTTTTTAATCCTGTTAAAAACATATAAGTAAAATTACGCTCTAACCATTCAGGCTTACTCTCTCTTTTATACAATCTTGGAGAAGAGTAATTATTTGCATCTTCTATCCCATCTAAATCTTGTATAGATGTAATTTTATTTTTCACATCTGTGTCTCCTACAAAAATATTATACTTATAAAAAGACTCATAACCAGCTGCTTTCTTTTGTAAATGCTCAGGTTTAACGTTATCTGCAAGAGATATTATAACTTCATCACCAAAAGAACTGTCATGATATTTGTGGACCACATTACCTTCTATGTTTCTAATACTTTGAGACTTTGCTCTAGAATCTGTAGCATTTAAACTGCTAGATAATAAATCAAATAGAGTACTATGATCATTTATAACATCTTCTAGAGTTTTTTCTCTAGTTATTTTCTTTTCTACTATATTACCTTTAGCGTCTTCAATTTCTTGTACGTCTTTTATTTTATCCCCTATAGTATTTAAATCAGTTAAAAAGAATTTTAATGCTATAGCAATTTCTGACCCTTTTGATGCGTTAATGACATGATTGTCAAATGGAAACTTAATAATATTAAAGAAATCTTCTATACCTTCTGCTGGATTTTTTTGAATTTTCTTTAATAACTTAGTAGTAATTAATTTCTTTTTTAATTGTGGCACAGACTGCTCAATAAAACTTTCTATTTTTTGTTCTATTGTAGCTTGATTACCAAATGTTTTTCTAAGAAACCATTTAAATTTAGTAATAACAGTTTGTTGCTCTGCATTATAATCGCTTCTATACTGACCAACTTTTAATTTTTCTTCTCTTTTATTAGCAGTATTATTATAAATATTTCTAAGAGCTTTACTAGCTATTTCTTTTATATACAACGCATGTAACCCTCCAGCTTCTACTTCTATCTTATTATCTTTTAAGGCTTTCATTATACGGCCCCAAAACTCTGAAGAAGATTCCATTGCTGACCCTTGTCTTCTTCTTTTTATAGCTATTACATTCTCATTACTTTGTACCTTAGGGTTATATTCTTTAGAAATATTAATTGTATCGTCTTTAGATAATAAAAATAAATCTTCATCATAAAACTGTATATTAGTAGGTAAAGATTTAAAGTTATAATCAGTAGTATGAGCCTTATTAATAAGATCTATTACAGCATCTTTCACAGCTAGGCCAGCTAAATTCTTAGCTCCTCCTAATTTATTAAACTTAGCATCTATATAGGTTACCATTTTTTCTTGAGTCATATCCATATCCATACCATAGAATAATTGTAATAATCTAAAGTATCCATTTCTAACTCCAACCATTTTAGTTTCGTCTCCTACTTTATAACTTACGCTATTTATAAAATCAAGTGTGTGATCTCTTAAACTGTTTACAGAGTCTTTACCTTTAGCAGATAAAATGTGATCTCTTAAATCTACATTAGATAGCTCTACTTCTGTATCTTCAAATCTTTCAGAAGATTCTTCATATAAAGTTTTAACTTTTTTTCTGTATAATTCATTGTGTAATGATCGTAATATACTAGTTTTAGATAAAGCGGAAAAAGCTTTATATAAATCAGATTCCCATCCTTTTAAATCTGCTACTGTCTCTCCCTCTTGTAAAAACCCAGCAGCCTCTTCTCTAAATATTTCTACTGTTTCTTTTAAAGCCTCTTCAGGATTAAGCGCAGGGTTAATGTAAAAATCCCCATCAATTTCTTGGCCTTCTTTACTATCATTATATAATAGATCATGATAAGCCATTAAAAATCTTTTCTTAGCTACTCTATAAACGCTAACAGATCCAAAGTCTTTAACAATATCTTGAAAATTTCTAGTAGGAGCTTCTACATTAATCTCGCCTTTAAAGTCTGAGAAATATCCATTATCTATATTTTGAAAGAATTTATCAATTTCAGTAACATTCTTATTTACTATACCAAAGAACTTTAATATCTTCTTAATATATTTTCTAAGCGTTGCAGAAATACTAGTATCCTTATCAAGAATCATAAAGTCTCTAAACAACTTCTCTTCAATCATTTCATCACTATATAAATTAGTGTCAAGAAATTTGGCTTTATCTCTTAGCATTCTTATCTGATTTTCAATCGCTTGCATTTCAGCTTCTGTGGTATACTCCTGAAAAGTATCTCCGGACATCTTTTGGATAATACTCTCCTGCTCTGAAATCACCCGTAGCTCCCGAAGCTCTTTTGTCAATTTACGAAGTCTGCCACTTTCTGCAAAATGCTCTCTAGCAGCTTGAAATAGTTTAACTCTTTCTCCTTCTGTTAAATAATGTGCAACAACTTTATGTCCTACCTCATGTCTAATCACATTTTCATAAACACCTGAGCCATCATTAACAAGATATATAACATGATTCATAAATCTACCTAAAGTATTAGGCTCAGCTCCTGTTCTTTTTATTAACTCTAAAGCGCTTAGAATTTCAAATCCAGTTGTAACATTCTTACCATCATTGTAAGTTAATAGTTTTGCCCTGCCATTTTTAGTAAATAAATCTGGCATTAGCTGACCAAGTATCTCTTTTGCTTTTTTATTAGATACTTTATTACCTTTTAAGTCTTGTACCCCAAAGTTATCCATAAAATCTCTACTACGACCTCTACCGTTAACGTTCTTTCTTCTTGTTTTATCTTCAGTTTTTTCTTTTGTCTTTCTTTTTGAAGAGTCTTCTAACCTTGGGCTTTGTTCAGTACCTCTCTCTATAGATATAGATGTAGGGTGTACTCTGACTAGTATGTTTTCTAAATTAAGCCCTGCTTCTTTTCTATTAGTACTAACTTCATCTTGACCATTAAAAGCTTTTGATGCTTCTCCGTATCTAAAAGTTTTTAAATTTATTGGAATTCTAATTCCTGACATTAAATATCCTTGACTATCTTGTTCTACAAACCATTGTCGTAGTGAGTCTAAATTCCATTGAAACTTACCTCCCATAGAAAATAACCCTTTACCCATTCTAACATTTTTACCATCTATTTTTTGCATGATGGCTAAGTTTGAATTAGCTTTAGCTAGTAAATGTATAGCGTGCTGCGCTCTTCCAGTTTGTTTTCTTACTTCTCCTTTGTACTCTACTTGAGTCTCATGTAAGTCATTAGCTTTAGCTCTTAACTGCTCAAGTATTTGTCCTTCCTCACTGTTAGGATCAATCTTTTGCGGCATTGAAAGCCATATTTGCTGCTTAATAGATGTCCAAGACTTCCCTTCGTATCTACTTTTTTTGTCTGAATTACCAGCTTCTGGGTAAAATTGGCTTTTCATAAATTCTCTAAACTCATTAGTACCCATTATAAGACCAGTCATATCTTGAATACGTTCAACTGTTTCAACAAACTCTTCAATAGGAGCTAAATACATTTGATAATCTTCTTGTATTTGGCTAGAAATTTTTCTAGGCCTCATCTGAACAAACTGTTTTTTAGCCTTACCTTGCGTACCTTCTGTTTCAACATTGTCTAGCACTAAATAAGGAACTCCAGCTTTAACTTTGTACTGAGCTTGTTTAATATTATCTACATTATTTTTAATATCTGAATCAGTATATACTCTGACTTTAGATTTAAGTAATGCACTACTGTTTGCTGGCCTTTGATAATCACTGTAGAAGTCTGAAATGAACTGAGATATCATATTTTCTACTACATTTTTATTTTCAGTTACAAACTCTGATGCAGGAACCCTTGTATAAAACTTACGATCTTGATCTTCATATCCTGCATACTCATAGTTTAAACGCTGCCTTCCTCTTATATATACATCGTCTAATAATGCTATACCATCTATATCTCTAGATGTAGTCCCGTCAGGAGAAGCTAAGATCCCTCTAGCTACTGAATCAAACTTAACAATACTTGCATTTTTATCAGCTAGAACTCTTTTTAATTCTGCTTTCTCTGTGTCTTTTAAGAAAGATATTTTATCTATCTCACCTTCTCCTAGCACAGCTACTCTTTGATATAAACCTCTGGTTTGTTTATAGCTAACCTCAAACCCATTCATGTCTTTAGCTCTTGTAATTAACACAAGGCCTTCTACAATTTTCATTTTACCCTTAGCATCTTTCTTCTGAACTTTAGCTTTAACTATAAGTACTTTAGCTCCTTTACCATCTTCACTTCTAGCTGCTATATTGGCAATCTCTGTCCCTTCTATATTCTCTCCGTGCCATACAGGTAAGCCATTACTGTCTTTACTATAGTATCCCTTAACAGATGCGTATTCAGGAAATCTTAATAAATGAAATTCATTATTATCTAAATGTTTTTGATTGTCACCTAATAGTAGTTCTTCACCTTCATATAAATCTTCAAAGTCTTGTTGTGTGTGCTCAGACCATTCTTCTACTTCTTCTACAGTATTAGTAAAAGCCTCTATGTCTTGTTGATCTTCTTCACTTGCTTCTTCTACCTCATCTGTTAACTCTACCTCTTCTACTTTATCTATTTTAGTTTCAATAGTTTCGTTTATACCTTCTTCTTCTAAATTAGTATCTTCTACCATGTCCTCCTCCTCTTTAGATAGAGCCCCTGGGTCAGAATAGTTTAATTCTTTACCGTGAGCTTTAACCCAATCTAGATTACCTTGTACTTCTGTTAAGTACTCTTTACCTCTTTCTATTAACTGCTCACTAGTTCTTCCACTAGCTAGCCCTAAATTAAGATCAGCATGATTTTTTATATCTAGATTACCTATCATTAAGAATCTTTCTGCTCTAGAAGAAGCAGTATAAATAGCTCTATTATAAGATCTATTATCTTTAAAGTACTTTGGATCTTTAGGTAAATCTACATACACTTCAGATATACTCCTTCCTTGAGCTTCTGTTACTTCTAATACTTCAACTCCTTCTATCATTGCTTCTTTTAACAATTCTTGATAGTGTTCTATGTTTTCAGGTAAAGTTATTATAGCTCTTGTCTTTTTATCTTCTGCTGTAGTTTCTCTAAGACGTCGTATTATATTTTCTTTTAATTTATGCTCACTAGTATTTGTACCCCAAACTCCAATTACTTCATCTGTTTTTCTAACTCCGTAAGGGTTAGTAGCATTCATCTTAACATCTATCTTACTACCAGCAACGTCGTGTGTCTTACCTCTAAATAGATCTTGAAAGTTTGTTATTGCAGCAACATCTGTTCTATACACTGTTGAGATAGGTGTAACAATTTCTACTGTCACCGCATCAATAGGAGCATATTGCCCACTGTAATCAGCTGTAATTTGATTAGGGTCTCCAGTAACTACAACTTTAAGTATATTATCTTTAGATCTTTCTGAGTTTATTTTAGCAACAGCCTGCCCTAAATTTTCTAGCGTTATGTCATCTATACCTGCAACCTCATCTATCATTAGTAATTTAATATCGTCACTTACTCCATTGTTAGTTGCTAGGTCTAAAAACATAGGTATAGTAAAAGGCTTTTCTTTACCTAATGCTGAAGCAAGTGTTTCTGATGAATGGTCATTATGACCAATAGCTAATACATCTTCTAGTCCTATTCCTGAAGTGTTTAACATCCAAGGTAATATAACTTTAGTTTTTCCTGTACCTGCAGGAGACTTTAGATATACCCAAGCAGAGTATAAATTGTCTTCACTTATTTTAGGAGTGCTTTTTATAAACTGTACTAAATTTCTTATAGCTATTACTTGTTGCTTTGAAGGGTATGCTCCTTGCGGGGCATTTTGAGAAGTAGCAAACTCACTAGCTATTTGAGCATCTATTCTAAAATCAGAATTTATATATTCATAGACTCCCATCTTTCCTTCTAAACTTATTTGATCTTGTATTAAACCTACTAACTCATCCTTAGTAAGAGTTTTATCTTCTGGTCTTTCTTCTGCTTTTTGTACATCTCTTAAAAACTTATGTAAATTTTTATGAACTGTAAACTCTTGGTAAGCTCCTTGATCGTCTAACCCTGTAGCAGAGTCATTGACGTCCATTAAAAGATTAAGTATAAAAGAAAATTGATTTCTAGGAGCAGCCATGTATTCATCTATGTTAGGCTGTATACTTTTTTCAGTTCGTCCTGTTATTTTTAATACTCTTTTTAAAGCTTCGTTTTTAATTATAGCTTTCTTTTGTGCGTCAATATCTTTTTTTAGTGAAGATATATTTGTGTCTATTTTAGATTCAAGTGCCATCTGTATTAGCAATAAAGCTGCAGCATGCTTGTCAGAAAGTTTACCAGATTTTATATCTTCCCTCCATTTAATTACATTCTCAGATCCAATTGCTCTTTCTATATCTTCAGCCATTTGAGTCTTAGCTTCTAAGTTCTCGAAGTCAAAACCTATTACATCCATTAAAGAATTAAAGACATCATTTTCATATATATATTGTTCTCTAGTTCTGTCATTAACTCTGTCTGTTACAACTGTAAGGTACTCTTCTAGCTTATCTATGTTTGTGTCTATTTGTGTTAGCAGCTCATCAGTAATCCACGGGTTCTGCTCTCTATCTCTTAAAGTAAAAATATTTTTTAATTTCTTTAAACCTTTAAGAGCTCTTTCTACTATATTCTGATCTGAAAAAGTTTCATTAGCTTCTACATTAGATTGTATATATTCTAAATTGTCAAATATAAATTGATCTGCAACCATTTTTTTATATTGATCATCTGTAAGTTCTCCAAACTCTGAATCATCCATTAAGAATTGAGAATAGCCACCATCGTTATCTCTTCTATTTCTAAACTTTTTAATTAACTCAGAAGTTTTTTGCGCATCATTAGTAGCTTCTTGCTGTCCGTCTATAGCTTCTTGAAGTTTATTTATTTGAAAACTTTTCTCTGCTTCATTAGCCAGTGTAGCAAGTTCTTTCTCTTGTTCTCCTGTAATACTGCCCTCTTCTTTAAATTTTCTTAATGTCTTTAATCTTTCTACTTTTTCGGTAGTCATCTTATCAGCTCCTAACATAAATTTTTGGCCCTGAGCCTCTTGTAAAGAAGCTTGCATTTGTTTAGAGTAATGATGGTAGTATCGCTGTAATTTACTAACTTCGTCTAAAGTTATATTATCTATCTTAATGTTTCTATCTAACATCTCTTCAAGTATAGTGCCTAAATTACCTCTAGGGTTCTCTGTCATTAATTGAGATATAGTAGATGCGTTAAATAAAGCAAGACTTCTTTTTAATTTTTGTTGTTTACGGAGCCTTTTAACTTCAGAAGTTTCTACAATCATTTCATATTGCTCCATCTCTGCCTCTTGCTTTAAAGCTTTTAATTCAGACTCTCCTTCTGGAGTAAGTTTACCTTCTGTTTTTAATCTTTCAAGGCCTGCAATCTCAAACATTATTCCTGACACTAGTTCTGGATTTCCTTCTGAGTCTACTTCATACTTGTTAAGAGCTTCATATCTTTTTCTATTTACAGTTTGAATACCGTGAGCTCCCATAGTTAACATATTTTTATCTCCTATAAGGTCTATACTTTCTAATTGTAAGCTTTTTAATTCTTGTTCTGATTCTTTTATTTTTAAATCAAAAGGAGTTTCACCTAACCCTTTTTCTTGTAGTGTGTTTCTAACTTGGTCTTTTTCTTCCTGAGACATAAAGTCGCTTTCTAGCCAAGACTCTGATTGCTCTTCTTGGTTTTCTAGCCACGATTGTTTATCATCATTTAAAGTTGTTAAAGATTTTTTTAACCTAGCAACCTGCATAGCATTTTGAAACAATTCAAATTGTTCCATTTCATTTAAAGGTTTAACGCCTCCTAATGATTTAGCAATGCTCTTCCTGCCACTCATACCTAGTTGGTCTTGCATTTCTGAAGTATAAATACTTTCTCCAAAACGCTTCTGACCTGCCCACATATCATACTGCTCTTTAGCATCTGATATTAAATCAATAGACTGTTCTGCTTCTTGCTCAGTCATAAGACCTTCTTTAGCAGATTTATATATAGCTGACAGTAAATGTTTAACAGTACCATTTTTAAAGTGTTTAAACATATCAGCTGCTTTAACTTTAGTATCTATTTCAGCATCAAATGCTTCTCCATCTTTACCTAATGATGTAACTGCTTGTCTAAATCTATTATAATCCATTATCCCTCTACCTAACCTTGGACCAGCAACCATCATAGTACCCATATCTCTACCTGATTGCACAGCTTCTTTAAAAGCATGATTATTATATATATCAGGATTAGCTCCTACCATATCATGCATACTGTGCGGCATCATAGCTTTAGCTACTTCCTTACCATCACTCCAAAAATCTCCAGCTAAATCCATTACTCCATGATTTGAAGAGTATCCACTAAGAAAATCATTACTCCATTTCCATTGTTGACCTTCTTCCCACCCTTCCATTTGTCTGTTCATGTTAACAAACGTACCGTATCTAGCGGCATTGATTCCCATTCTACCAGGGTAGGTTGCATTCAATCTAGCATAAGCTCCCTTATTAACAAAGTTCCTTCCAAACGCTGTTCTACTAAATCCTTTAAGAGCAAACCAAGTTAGAGCAAATTGTGCCATATCGTTACCAACAAGCATTCTATTTTTAATACGCATGTCTCTCATGCCATCCATAGAAGCTACACGTATTTCTCTTTTCTCTTCATCATTTAAAAGCCTGCCTAGTTTATCTTGTTCTCTAGCTATTTCAGCATCTACTTTTCTCCAGTAAGATTCTCCAAGCTCCATACTTCCTTCAGCCTCTCTACTGTACGCTAGCCCTGATCCTATAGCTCCCAATTGAGCTGTCTTTGTAAGCAGTCTTCCTGTTACGGACTTAGGTAGTCCTAGTTTTTTTGCACCAATTCCAACAGCTAAAGCTCCTAACCCTGCTATTATATGCCCTTCAAATGTAGACATAGTTCCCGCTAAATCTTCTCCAGATTGATATCTAAAATAGTTGTCTCCGCCCAAATCAGTTTCTTTACCTAGTCCTAAAAGACCAGATATTTTACCAACAATTGGAATAGAAGACATAAATGTTTCCTCATTAAGTCTAGATTTTGAAGCTCGATTTACCCAATTAGGATTAACTCCAGCGTAAGTACCTGTCCAATCAGGTCTTTCCTGATCAATCATACTTTTCTTATCATTAACTTGTTTACCTAGCTTAAGTACTTGTTTTTGAAACTCTTCATAAGTTTGAGGCTTATCTGTAAATATACTATTAACCCAATTATCTGCTGTGTTTAAAAATGATAACGCACTTCCTTGATCCTTGTATCCCGCTTTAACATCTTCTTGATTCTTTTTAGCCATCTCATCAACAAACTTACCCATAACGTCTTTGTTCAACCATTGAGATATATCTTTACTACCAAATAGTTGAGCATTCATATACTCATTAAAAGTATCATCAAACCCTTGAGATAGTATGTCGTTAAAAGCTCCAGCTTTTATTTGTTCTTTTAATCCGGTTGCTTCAAGCACACTAAGTCTGCCACTCTCAGCCATATCATCAACATCTGCAGTATACTTATCCATTAAATCTAGATAATTCTGATAGTTAGCTGTCTGATCTTGCAGCTTCATGATTCTGAATTCTTTTACACGGTTCCTATGGTCATTAAGCATACTAGGCCAATCACCTTGAAAATTTGTTTGATATCTTTCAGGACTATCCTCATATGATACAATAGTAGGATCAGTAATACCGTAACTTACTAAAGGGTCTTTAAACCCACTAGTTAAATCTACTCCAGGAACACCTGCGAAAGGGCTATTACCACCTGAAGAGGATATATTATTTATTTGATTAAATAATATCTGATTATTTTCTGAGGCGCCAGTTAAATCTATAGCATCGTTAGAAGGTACAGAATTTGATTGGAGATTATTTTGATTTAATATATCCCCATTTTGAAACTTTTTAGTCTTGCTCATATTTAGTTTTATTGAGTTAACATATTATACAGATTGTTCAGCTTGGTAGTTCGTGCTTTATCGTCCATCTTTTGAGAAACAGCCATCTTAACTTGGGCCAAGATACCGTAAATATATTGAGTAGATGTCATATCTTTAGGGTATTTTCCTTTATTTTTTAACACTTCAAACTGAATACTTGCTTCAGGGATGGAGCCTATAATACTTTGAATAATCCTATCATCATTACTACCTTTTGTTATATAAGGTCTTATGTTAAACTCTTGTAATTCGTTACCACTCAAATAAGGTAATACTCCATCGTTAGAATAGTTAGCAGTCATTATTGTAGTTGCTCTTTGAAGATCTTGATAGTACCCTACTTGATTTTTCATATTTTCAGCCGACTCTGCAGCATCAGTTGTTCCAATACTTACTCTATCTTGATCAAGAGTTTCTTGTAGTTTTGTATTAACTTCTTTTGGCATCCATATATCTACATAATACCCTTCAGTTTCTGTAGCGCTGCTTCCAAATCTATACGTACCTCTTCTGTATATTAAATCATTTGTTCCAGGATACTTAAGTTCATCTATATCTACCTGACCAAATGCAGGTTCTCCACCAGGTAAGAAAGAAAAGAACTGAGCACCAGGTTGTCCTACACCCCCGCTTTTATCATTCCAACTACTTTGTGCCTGTAAATCTACTTGATCCTCTGTATAAAAATGAGGAACTTTAGTATACAATGTAGTTACGCCTCCTTCATTAACTTTTTTTATTTCTAAGTCTTTACCTCCTGGAACTTGAATACCTCCAGACATGTCCCAATTATACATCATACCCATAGACGCATACAATTCATCTGCCTCTAACCCACTAACAGATTTAGTGAATTTTTCTATATCTGTTAATAGTTGCTCTTTATTATTACCATATGCCTCTACAAACCCTGGAAGAGTTTTAGCTAACTCTGCAGCTTCTGCTTGTCTACCAGTTTGTATTAAATTAGCAATCTGCATTATTTCCATAACTTTAGTAGCTTTTAAGTTATCATTTAGACCTTCAAAAGGTTTCCATCCTGGAGTTATTTCGACACTGCCTGAAACTTCATTAAGAAATCCTAAGCTAGGCATAGCAGCAAAACTCGATAACAATCTAGTACCAGAAGCACTAGTTGTTCCTGACTCAATGCCTATACTAACTTGTTGGTCTTTATCTATTGTAGTTGTATTACCCCTCATAATATCTAATAATATAGAAGGCTGTTTAAACATATCTCCACTACCACCACTACCACTACCATCACCACTACCAAGTGCAGAAGAAGATCTACTTCCACTAGTCCATCCAACTTGATTTTCAATTAATGGTCTAAATCTATTAAAGAGTATTTTTAAAGCTTCATCTCTATCTTCAGTTAGAGGAGGCTTACCGTTAACCATTTCTGTAATTTCTCTTAAAGCTTGTATACCTTCAGGAGTACTAGTTACAAATTGCTCCATAAGTCCTTTTACTATTTTATCGGCCTTACTATTTGACACTCCTTTTCCTCCTTGATAAGTAGTCAAAACATCATAAATCTGATCGTTGTTTAAATCTTCAAACATTGTACCTGACTTACCACCTGATTGTGCAATTGTGCCAACCATTTTTATAAATTTACTTTCTTGATCAAGTCTTTGTTCAGCCTGATGTTGATATTTATTTATACTACCATCATCATTTAATGTTCTAAAGTAATTAGGATCTTGCCCAAACATTAACATGCTAGAAAACCCACCAGGAGTTTGTATAGCCATTTGCTTAGTTATTTCGTATTCTGTAGCGTTTCGTCTAAACGCAGATGCTACAGGATCTGATGTGTAAAATTGCATAGCTTTGTTTACACTAGACGTAGCATCTTCAGGTGCATCCATTACAGAGCCTAATATATTTTCTACCCCATCTTCTAAATACGTTCTACCATATTCATCTCCTGGCATAAAATTCATTTTAGCTACACCCTCTTTAAGTAAAGAAGATCCTGCTACATTTTTATCGTATGTATCTCTTAAAGATTTAATTGATTCAATATACTTATCTACACCTACATCATAGTATAAAGATTCATAATCAGATAATCCACTTGTTATATCGTATTTACTTGCCATATTTAATTAATATTTTTTATTCATAAAGCTCATCGCCTCCATTAGCTCGAATCATTGCTTCTGTAATACCCATAGAGTTCATAAGCTTAATCGTAGTTTTTCTTTCCATCATACCAGTACCAGCTGTTAAAGCTGTTGATACCATTGCCATTATATTTTTATCTGAATACATTTTTCTTGAATCTAACGTAACTCCTGATATAGTCCTCATTAAATTATCCATTATATCAATCTTAGCTTTCTTAGTAGCTGTCCTAAAGTCCATCTCCTCAAGTTTCATTTTAATGTTTTTAACTTGATTTTGTTTTTCAGCATCCATATAATAACCAGCCGTTAATTTCTTACCTTCATTATCAGCTTTCATTAATAGATCTTGTTTCTGAGCTTCTAATCCACTCACAGCTTCTCTTCTTTTCTTTTCTACTGATAGTATTGCTGCAGCACTTGCTCCTTTCTCTTTTAATAAATTGGCTGTCATTACAGCGTCTTCATTAGTTGTAGCTATTTGTTGATCTACTTCTTTTACAGGAGCTTTTATATTTATAATAGGAGACTCTATGTCAGGAACTTTTCCAAACTCTCCAACTTCACCTTCCATTAAGTTTGCTTGACTCCAGGCTGTAATAGCCGGTATAACACTCATACCTAAATCTCCAGCCATTTTAAATGCTCCTGCCCATTTATTCGTTTTTAAACTTGGTACTACAGTTCCGTCGCCGCCAGTATTATTAATTTCTGGTGGTATAGGTATACAGTTCCCTGAGCCATCATCCATCATTCCTGCTCCACAAGTACCTGTAATATCATCTTCTTCTTCGACAACTATATCTTCACCTGTAGTTGCTTCTGTTCTATTTTGTGTTGTCCAAGCCCAAGCTCCTTGATGCTGTTTACCCCATTGAGTAGTATTATTCCAATCATATGAAGTAAAGTCTTGTTGTTTTTTTATAAAGCTTCTCCAATCATTATAGTTTTGAAATCCATACTTATTAAGCTCTGCCATACCAGGTTGAGTAAACTTACCGTCTTTACCATCATAGTTTAGCATGTCTGTATAAGTATTGTTAGGAGTAGTAATTGATGGGTATGGAGATTCCATTCCTTGATAGCCTGCAGGTAATCCTATAGCATTTGAATTATTATTACCTTGATATTTTAAAATACCTCCTTGTTTAAATTCTTGTACAAACTGAGGTGTTTGTGCGTTTGTATTTACAAAACCTCCTTGTTGTTTTTGCTCCATATTATCGTTATTAACTTGCCATTTTTTAGATCCAAAATCATATACATCACCCACGCTGTCTCTCTCTGCTTTGTATCCAGATTCAAACTCTACCACTTCATCTTCTGGATAATAATATCTCATATTCTGAAAATCTACAGAATCTTGAAAATATTGGTCTCCCTTATTGTCAAATAAAGTTTCTATTTTTTTGTTCTTGTCTACATCTGAACTGTCAGATTGCATAATTTGATCAAACTCTGATATAAACTTCTGACTTTCTTCAGACCATACGTCACCTGCATCTTTACCAAAAACAAACTCTCTACCTCCAGGAGTAGCTAAGAGTAAACTTATACGAGCACCATATCTAGTAACCATATTTTGACCACTTTTCATAGTGATAACTTTCATCATATTTCTTATTGGCCCTTGATCTTTCCATGCAGTTTTTGCTACTTCTCTCCAATATTTTCCTCCTGTCCACTTTTGAAGTCCTTCTCTTAATCTATTAAATTTTGACGCTTTATCTGCACCCCAATCTTTAGATTTAGCTAATCTTTGTCTCCATCCTTTTTCTTTATCAGGGTCTTCATTGTCTTCTGGTGGCGCTGGTGGAGGACCAGTAGCAGTCATTGTGCTTGAAGCTTCATTTTCAAAAGCCTTACTTCCACTTTCTAAATCTACTTCCATAGGTCCATCTTCTATTGTACCACTTGGAAATGCTTCTTCATAAGCAGCATCAGCATCTGACATTTGATTTGCTGCAGCCATTGGCAGTACTTGAGATATTTGTGCTCTAGACATAAACACTTCTCCATTAGCTGTAGGTACCATAATACCTTCAAGGTTATTTTGCGTTGTATATATTCTTTCTCCTATCGCAGTTTGAGTTAAGGTTTCAAAACTTGCTTTTAAAGTATTTTGAGCTGATATTGATAAATCAGAGTAAGCGCCTGAAGATGTGGTTTGAGCCCATATGTCGCTCCATGGAATTGATGCAGCTGCGTCTACTGCTAAAGCCGTAGCAATAACAGGTAACAAAACATCGTCAACAACTCCTATAACTGTAGCGTCGTCTGCTACTAACATTACCGCCGCTCCCTTTAAAAAATCTTTAGAGCCTTCACTTAACAAGCCTTCATTTTCTTTTGTAGGAGACCCATCTGATCTTATTCCAGCTTGAACACCTAAGGCATTCTCCTTCTTAGACTCTTGGCTAATTAAATTATTATATGCGTTTTTTATTTCTGATATTGAAGGCTTTACCCAATTACCATTAGCATCTTTATAAAACCCTTCTCCTTTAGTTCTATTACCTTCTGTGTATATATAATCTACCTGTTTATCTTGATAAGCATTAAGATCCCCTTGGAATCTTTTAAACTCTCCATCTAAAGAAAAGTTATAATCGTTTTTATTAGGAGCTTCTCCAATCGCTAAGATTTCTCTTTCCTTTTCGCTTTGCAGGGACATGTTATCACGATCTTCTTGTGTTTCAACTCTTCCATACAGATACTCATTTATAGGTACTTTTAGTATTTCTTGTGTGTTATTTTCGCTACTTCCTCTTACAGTAGATACATGGGTTGCTTTATTTACATCAAATGTAAATTCATCTCCCATTATATACATACCATTAGTGTATTGATTTTTATACCCATATTCTGCTGTACCAAAAGGAATCTCTGGAACAGTACCTGCAGACCACATAGTATTATATCTAGATAGTCTACCGTCTAATGTTTCATAAGCTGCTTCTGAATCTTCCTCTGTGTAATAAGAATTTGGATATCTTGAGGCTTTAACTGGCACTTCTGCTAACTCTATAGGATTAGCTTGAGTACCCATACCACTTTCAAATCCTGTCTCAGGAGTTTCTTCAACTATATTAGTATTAGTTTGACCTTGATACTTTCTTAATATTTTTCTTTGCTGTATTAAACTATTTAAATCTGCCATAATTATATTTTAGTATTTCATAACTCTTCCTATGAAGCCTCCTTTTTTCATATTTCCTCCTTGAGATAAATCCATCATTTGCTGCTCTCCACTAGGGGTTGGGCTGTAACCAGACCCTCCTTGATCTTGCATGATTCTATTAATTAATTCTGCTTCTTTATCTGTTCTTGTAGGCATAGTCTGTTTAGCTGCGCCGTCATCTTGTTGAGACTCATTAGTCATAAAGTTAATCCATTGCATTTGCTCTTCTTGAGACATGTTTTCAAAATCCATTTTAACTTTATCTTGTGCTTCTGGTGGTAATGACTCAATACCTAACCCTCCAGAAAACTTTAGCATACCCATCATTTTATTAACAATTCCTTGACCTTGTGGAGGCATTGGCCCTTGCGGTCCTTGTTGTTCTTGCATTTGAGTCTCCATTTGAGGCATAGATCTTTCTACTCCTTCTCCTGAACTCATATCTAAGGGCATTGGTCCTCCAGCTTGATATTTATAAGCACCTCCATGCCTCATGATTCTTTGCCCTAACATTGCTGGATTGTCAGACGGTATACCTTGCATTTGTTGTGGCTGTAAAGAATTCATAACTCCACCTCTTTGTCCATACCCCATAGCTTCTCGATCTTCAGAATTAATAGTACCCGTGTAATCAGTAGTCTCATTACTCCAATTATTACCACGACTATATGCGTCCCCAATACTTTGATCATTTCCATATGTTTTACCAGTAGCTTGCTCAGTCATTATCTCGGTGCCCATCTTTACACCTCTAGTCAATTGTCCTCCTAACCAATTAAGAGGTTGAAACGCTTTTTGATACCACTTTCTCTCATCAACTCCATGTTGTAATTGTCGCATACCTCTCTGTCTTTGTATAGCAGGACCAACATCAGATCCTTCACCTGAGTATACACGGCCACCTTCGTTATATTTCATTTTACCTCCATAACCATATTTCATTACACCTCCATAGTGGCCACGATTGTTTTTATTATTCATATCTGTATTATTTAAATTGTTATAAGCACCCCCTCTTTGTGCGGGAGTTACCTGTATGTCGCTTGATTGTCTTTTAGCTTTACCGTCTTGCTCTGAAGCTAAAGCATCTACTTGTGTTTGCGGTGCATTTGAGTTAATCAACGAATCAAACTCATCTGCATATGAAACGCCTCCTCTTCTTTTTACATACTCTGAAAATATAAAAGGCTGTCTACCTTGATTGGTATTAACTTCACCTACAGACTCTCCACCTTCTACTTCAATCATCCCTCCGTTTCCTCCAATCTGAGTTTTAATTCCATTATTAGCATGTTTAGGTCCATAAAATTTACCAGAGCGTGGCCCTGTTTTTTTATAACTTCCTTGTCCCACTACGTTAAAGTTTAATTTAGACATATTTTATGAGTATTTAGTGTTCCACCAGTTGTATGATAAAGGTTGAGTACCTTGAATTGTATTCGCCTTTCTTGATTTTTTTCTAAACGCTAATAGTTTAGCGTCATATTGTTTCTTAAGTTGATCTTTTCTAGCTTTAGCTTTTTTAGCAGCTTTATCACCTAAACTTGTACTGATTAGTGCAGCGGTAATTGCAGCAGGTATAGCTAATATAGGTCCTGCTCCTGGGATAAGCATTGCCATTTGAAATGCTGTTGAACCCCAAGACATAGCATCTCCCGCTTTTTCATTACCTGTATAAGTAGTAGGATCTTTATCGTCAGCTAGATATTTTGTAGCAGCTCCAAGAACTCCAACTCCAGTCGCAACTCCAGATAAACTACTCACTGTTGATGCGTATTGACTACCTGCCATTTTATTACCAAAATTTTGCAACCCTTTACCAACAGACCATTCAGCATTTTTTGTAACTAAAGCTCCGTCTACAATTTTCATACCTTTTGGTGCCGTACCTGCGTTAAATAAAAGTTGATCTGCTTTACTAAGTTTTGTCATATCAACAGCAGTAAACTTAGGCGTCGCTTGAAAAGTACTAGCAGATGAAGTGTTCCACCATTTACCAGCATTAGCTGGATCATTTGATCCCCACATTCTTGTAGGGTCATTTAAATTTTGAGCAGTAGTTTTAAGATTGTTACCTTTGTATTGGTTAAAAGTATACAGTTGAGCTTGATTTCCTATGCCCTTTCTTTTTTGATCTCCGTAAAAATCTAATTGTGATTGTTGCTGACCAGTAGTATTTAGAGCAGCTATATCACTTTGATACCCTGTATTTAAAGCGTATAAGTCGCCTGCTCTTTTACCATTCCAATAAGTACCACGCTTTTGATTTGTCTTATCTAGTAAATTATTATATGAGAAAATATCTGCCATTATCTATAACTTATTTTTTTATATGCGTCTACCGAATACAAAGATACAAAATTATTTTGTATATTACTATAATAATATCTAATTCCTAACCATTTATCTGTGAATTTACCTCTTTCATGCCATTGTTTAGTAGCTGACAGGTAATCAGTGTTAAATCCAGGTAGCCAATCTTCTGCAAATCCTGCCCCAATTGATGATGTGTCTGGCCATGAACCAGGATCAACATAGTTATTAACCATAGGCTCATTACTAGGTGGATTATTAAGAACACTGTAGTCTACGTCATCTCTAAATCCATTGAAGTACCAAGATCTTTCTGTCTTTCTACCATTAATTCCCTCTGCATAAGGAATTACCGCAGACAACTGTCTTGAGTTATATACTTGAAAGGAAGATACTGGAGGATTAAAAGGAAGATCCATATAAGATCCTGAAATTACGTCTATATGCGTAGCTACCCAAGTAATAGATTTATATGTTTTTGTTAGCTCAGGACCTTCATTATCAATATAGTCTACCATAAACCCGTAGTTGGTATTATAGAATCGCCCAGGAGTTTGGTAAATTAAATTTTCTACTGGAGGTTGATGCTCCCACAAATTATTACCAAGTTCATGTTGGGGTACGCTAAAATTATAAGATCTCCCTTCTACACTATAAAATCTCTTTAGTCCGGCTAAATAGTGCACAGGTTTGTAACTATGAAAAGATACCCACGCTTTACTTTGAGGGTCATATGATGCCGTCCATTCTTTATGTCTTAAAAAATGCTCTAACGTCACTTGCGCACCTGAGTCGGAAAACCATCTTGTTTCAGGATCATAAGAAACAGTACTCCAATCAGAGTTTGGGTTTGGCTTTAAATCTTTTTTAGTTAATATAAATCTTTTAAGAGAAGGATCATATGTAGCAATTATACCTATCCTTTTAATAGGATTATCATAATTATACGGTAATCCATACTGAGTTAGCTCTTTTCCAGTTTGAAGATGTTCTGCAAAAAAATGTTTTAACCCGTGTGAAGAAATTTCTTCAAGTTTTTCACCCATTAAAAATATCTTTCCTGCATCTTTATCTGCAAAAAAGTATCCAAACTCAGAAGATACTGCTCCCCATTGACTTCCGCTACCTCCATAACCTCTATCAGTAAGTAGTATTTCTGCAGGATCTTTTTCAAATAAGTCTCCGGTACCAAGAAAAGCCTCAGAAGCATCTGATACTTGTAGTGTTTCTTTACCTTTAGTAAGGTACATTGCTCTTTCCATGTGTGGAACTACAACATTATTCCAAGATTTAACTTTCCACAACTCACCTCTATGTCTAGGAAGATCTCTATAATCTTCAGGTAAATAAACCCTAAAATTATCTCTTAATCCTGACTGGTTATATTTAATACTTCTTATTATTCTTGTAGGAAAATCTGTAAAACTTTGTAAAGGCTCATCTTTATCAAAAGCCTGCACAATCCTAGTCATGTTTAATTTATTAAAATCTAAATTATATGTAGCTAGTTTTTTAGTTGGGGCTTCATGATCCATTAATAATGAATGACTAGCAGGATAAGATGGATAATAAGCTGTGTCATCTGAATCGGTATGCCTCATATAAGGATTATGTCTAGACTCAGTCATAAAAACATAAACTGCATAATCCCAAATTTTAGAATTGTTTATCAGCATTACCGATGATGGGGCAAACATTTCGTCATGACTCATCGCAGCTCCACCTCCTAAGATATGTTGATGGTACTGAGTTGAACCACCTGCTGGATAAGTGGTGTATCTAGTGGATTTTCTATATCTGTCATATGAATAGTACCCAATATACGTATCTCCTCCCATGCAAATATCACCTTCACCAAACCAATCTCCTGTACTGTTTGGATTGTGCATGTATCCCAGACCTCCACCTGGATCAATAATATTTTGTGCATATCCTGTATATACAAATTGAGTTTGATTATTAAATCCTAAATGCACATTTAATTTAAACGAATGAAAATTAGCGTGGCTATGATAATAAACTGCTACTTTGTTTATCTCATTTGTTGAGCTTGCTGAGTCTCTATATATATCCTGAACTGATCCGTTATTATGGTACCAATTATCAAACCCCCAAGAATCATACATCTCAAACGCAATACATTCAGTTCCATTCTCATTATCTACAGGATTAGAAAACCCAGAAGGTTGCATAATGGATCCTCCAGGTACACGAGTCTTAGCTCTAAGAGCAAATGTTCTCTTCATATTTCCAACGCCCCATAGGTTATGTTTACAAAAATCATAACTTAGATGAGTTTCATTTTGCCTGTTACCAAAAGTTACACCATCAGAAGATTGTTGCCAAATAGAAAAGCCATCACCATTTATCGCATATTCAGTGTCTTCAAATTGCACCCAATCTATAGAATCAATAGTATCCCCACTCAGCATTGAGTCTAAAGGCAAGGCTGTAAAAAATGGAGTAGGCACTTCACTCAAACCACCAGTTGGCCCTGCAATGTACTGATCGTCTAGCCATTGGTGAGGAAAGGCAAGCCATGCAGATCCAAAGTTATCAAAATGTTTACCTCCATTTTCTCTCCCTCCTTGTATTGGAGCGTAATCAACACAGACTTTTTCGTTTGTAGTTTTTTCTAAATAAT